TGTCTCGTGTTTCCTTTCTGCGCACGGAAAACAGCCGTGCGATCCTGCCGCAGAAACCTGCGGTATTCAGAACAATCTCTTACAGGTTTCGATCATGCGCCTTCACTCACAGAATGAGCATCGCATCCCCCATACTGACGGGAGTCGGGATGCCATACTGGAAAGCGTCGTAAGATCGCTTGCTTTTGGCTTCTAGGAATGCCTGATTTCATTTGAAGCCATCGAAATGAAGATATATTTGTTCAGCAAAAAAGCCCCGTGAAGGGCTTCTTTGTTCGGCGTAACACCGTTCTTATACATTTTAGCAGATGACCATAGAGATTTCAACTGCTTTTTGAACATCTTATGTCCGTAGCGAAAAATTCACCCCGGCGAAGTTATCTGCGCTCAGGACGTAGGTCCCGTTGTCCCACGCATCCTTAGCCAGCATCTTGGCCTCCTCCCAGCTCGCCGCTTCGACGGGTACGACCTTCTTCAGGTATTCGACGATAACAACATCGTAGGTTCTGGTCCGGGGCGGAAGCGCTACCTTTGCACGTTCCATCATTCTGTCAAGAATCAGCTCATCCTTCTGAAGCTCGCTGAAATAGTCCGGGTCGCCGCCTTCTTTCCCCGCTTCCTCCAGAAGAAGCTCGCTGTTCATCTCCTGACAGAAGTCGATGCAGTCGCGGATGGTGTACGGCTGATCGTTGTCGGCATTCTCGCCGTCCTGATTGTCATGCAGGGCGAGATGGAACTTGTCATCCATCATCAGGCTGTAGTCATGCCCCTCCAGATAGCCCAGCAGCACTTTGGCCTCAATGGCGGCAAGCTCAACACCCTGCCGGACGGAAACGGCCATCAATTCTTCGGACTTCGTAATCAGCGTCATATAAGCGCTCTCCTTTCATTCCATACAGACTTTTCCGACCGAAAGCAGATACGAACACCAGCCGTAACTGATGCCGAGGTCTTTTGCCTTTTTGACCACCTGAGTGATGCTGTACTTCGGTTCCGGTCTTTTTGCGAGCAAAAGTTCCTCCAGCATCCTTTCCTCCAGCGCTTCCTGCTTCCGACGTTCAGCTTGAGCAAGGCTGCGTTCCAGATAATACTCGCGGTGCTTGAGATAAGACTTGTGGGATTGCGCGGCCTGACGTTTCTTTACGCAGTCAGGGCAGAACTTCTGGCGGTTCTTGGCGTTCGGTATGTCCCGTCCGCACATCTCGCACTTTGGGGTACTCATCTGAAAATCCTCCCGGAATCCTTGTCCATAAGAACAACCCGGCCCACGATCTCGAACCCGGCGAGATCGGCTACCTGCTTCAATGCGCTGACCAATGCGCTGATGGTGCGCATCCGGGCAGCTTCAAGCTGTTCCTCCTTGCGGATGTTCTTGTGTGCTTCATACGGCGTCGGGTCGTTGTAATGCTCGCTGTTCTTCAGTTCCACGGTCGGCACCTCCTCATCAACAGATCATCGGAATCAGAAAGAACCACAACGGGTACGTCTGCCCAGTTACGATAATGGCCGCGACAATCGCAGCTCCAACTGCCAGCCACTTGGCTGCATCAGACATTTCAGCCCACATTAGTTTTTCCCTCCGTTTCAAGGTCTTTGTACGTTTTTTCCATCATCCGCTCTGAAAAATACAGCGCTTCAGCCAGTCTTCCCTCAACGATCATTCGCTCGGTGCAGGGCGGAAATTTGGAGCATTCAAACAGCGCTTTTCTGACCGCATCACGAAATCCATCACTTGCAATGCTGAGGTCAAACATTTCTTTACGTGTCATTCTGCTTTTTCCTCCGGCGCTACAGGCAACGGCATCCAGAACGGAACGTCCACAGGGTGAAAAATTGCATTCTCCCAATATGTGATGTCAACGTGCTTGACCGCGGCTCCCCAAACAATGATTCTTCCGAGTCTGTCAGCATCCGCTTCTGTCGGCGGGTCATACTTGGAATTTCTCCAGCATTGACCGGCCACTTCCTGCGGGGTAGCTTCTGGCTGGGTGTCGATATAGTTCTCCACATCCCGTAATGTGTGGATATGGCCTACCTTCATGCCCATGCGCAGGAACTCTTTCAGCATCTCAGCTTCAAGATACCGTTTTTTACTCATAAGGCGTCGTCCTCCTCTGCCTCAGCAACGTAGCACCAGCTCTGCGGAGGTTTCCGCAGCATACATCCGTTGATGGCGCAGGTGGGTGGTTCCATATAGCTTCCAGACGGCTGATAATGCTCGCAACTCTCATTTCCACAGACATCGGTTCCGTTCATGCTTTGAAAATCAAAACGGCAGAACTCGTTCAGCCTTCGGGGCTCATCGTAGATTTTGAGGTCGGAGATATGCCAGGCATATAAGAACGGAGCCTTTCCGGCATATTTGCTCAGGTCCGCTCTGCGAATGCAGGATTTTTTTACATCCGTTATCTCAACGGCAATATCATCATTTCCAAACTCATTGAGGGACAGGTAGCAATAATCAAAATTGTTGTCGATTCCCATCCGCTGGATAAAGTCTATACCGTTGCAAGTAAACTCGCCTACAACCATCCCATTTGCTTTACAGTCGAGCGAATCGTGCGGCCTCAAATCGAAACGAATACGGTTTGCGGCTTTCCAGTAGAAAAGAGGCGCACCATTTGTGCAATAGATGTAGCACTTGAAGGGCTCTGATATTACAGATGGCATCGTCTTACGGATTTCTACCGTCTTTTCCTTTGTGATGATTTTTTTGCACCATTCTGGTCTAATGCTGATGAGGACTGCTTTATTCATCTTCTTCCTCCTTTGGAGCTTCAGGGTATGGCATCCATGCAAAAATGTCATCAGCATCGTAAATTCGGTCCCAGACATATTTCCAGCGGTAGACCGTTTTACCCCGAATAACAGCACGTTCATAAATCATCGGGCTGGACTTCTTTCTGCCCCTTTTAGCTGCTATTACAGATACATGAGCCCATGATTTTTCATCGCCCGGAATATCAGGCATTCTGTCCGCAGTTCTTACCCACCGGTTACTCGGCTCAACAGTAGGCGCTTCGCTCACCATATCGGCGCAGTATTCAGCAGTGGATTCACATTCGTTGGTTGCTTCGTACCCAACGCGCCGGGCGAATTCTCGCATCTCCTCCTCAACGGGGATTGCGTTTATAAGGCGTTGTTTGCTCATATTGTCCCCTCCTCAAAAGTCCCAACTGTCAGGAACGCCAAGACGGCACTCACCATCGCCGTTGTTGCTGGTCGGCTTATCAAAGGGACAGCCCGGACAGCCATTCCCGGCATCAGAGTGAGCCTTGCAGAGGGCCATCAAGGAATGAGCCATGTTCTCAGGACTCATTACCTCTCCTGCGCTGGAGTTAGCCTTGCGCAGCATCGCCATCGCTTCGTCCTGCTCTTTCTGGGACTCGCAATGGATGGTGATGTCGAAGGTGTCATCGTAGACGGCCCATTTGCCATCTGCGTTGTAGAACAGCATCAGTTCCTTACTCATGCTTCTCCTCCTTCAACAGCGCAGCCCCAGTCCAGCGCTTTTCCGCACTGGCCGCAGAACTTGTTGCGGTTGCCGTCCTCGTTCTTCAGGTAATCCCGGCTCCCGCAGTGCGGGCAGGTGAAGTCGAAAATAGCGCCGGGAGCCAGCGGCACTTCAGGAATCTGCATCTTCAGGGCCACCATGCCCATCCGGCAGGCTTCCTGCACGGTTTCGAGGCTGTCGTAGTCCTCATAATGGGTGGGGTTGAGGATTTCGGCTGCACGTTCATTGGTCATTTCCATTTATCTTTCCTCCAATCTTGTAGGTCTTTCCCCGGCTGCGGCCAGTCCCCTTGCGGTACTCCGCAATCCAGACCGTCTTGCCGCTTTTGTAGTGGCGGAAGTGGCCTCTTACGGTAAAGGAACAGGCCGGGCTTGCGTGGTGGCCTCTGGGAACCACTGTAAGCTGTTTTCCGGCCGAGTGAATGATGTATGTGGTGCTTGCCGTATGCGGCTTTGTGGAGCTTTTACGTTCAGCAGGAGCCTTCGAGGTTGTGGTAGCCACGCCACCGCGGATGCTGCCCGTTCCATACGTCATCAGCGCCATCAAGGAGCCGTACACGGTCAAAGCACCCTGCTCGGTTTCGGCGGGGTTGCAGTCCGCAGGGAGCGTACTCACTTTCTTCTTCCACAAGCCGTTGCCCAGTGGAGCGAAGACAACGTGACCGAGCTTCCGGGTCGGACTGTCAAGGTAGAGCTTCAGCTTCTTGTCGGAGCGGAAGCACTTGATGGAGATGCCGCTCTCGACTATCTGGATTTCCACCTCCCGCAGAGGGACCGGCATCGAACGAACCAGATCATTGTGCTCATCCCTCCATGCAAGGAGCTTTTCGATGTCAGCCGCTGTGGCCACAATTTTGTCCATCATCCAGAATCCCTCCCAACGAATGTGCCGGCATAAAGCCTCCCGCCGATCATGTAGTGGTAGTATTCATGCCCGCACTGGATGTCGGTCTGCTTGCCGGGTGCAGGCCGCAGAACCAGCGGGTGCCCAGCAATCTGCACCACATATTCTCCGGCTGGGATGAGCGCCGCCATCCACGGCTCCACCGGACTGGCCCGCGCCGGGAATCCATCCATACAGCAGGTGGCGGTTACCTGCTCCACGTTCATGGTGAACATGGAAAGCTGCTCATATCCGCTCATTTTGCCACCGCCTTTTTGATGGTGAACCGCCATTCCGGCCCATAGGCCATGCGGTACTCGGCAAGCATCTTCAGAGCTTCGGGCCGGGTGTCGAACTCGTCGATGTCCTCCCACGGCTGGCCGGGATATTTACCTCTGATTTTGTACACTGAAACCCACCTCCTTGACCGCCGCGCCGTTCTTGTCACACCAGACTTCCTTGCTGCCGAGCTGGCGCTTGGTGTAGCCTTTGACAACGTGCATCTGGTAGTCTTCCTCGGCCTGCGGGTCATGCCAGTGCAGGCCGCGAGCTTTGTACAGCGGCATCCAGTGTTCCTCATAGAAGTTGTACCCGGCTCCGTCGATTCCGAAGAAGTAGCCGTAGTCTTCGCTCTTGTAGATGCGGAAGCCGCAGTCGGACATCGCCCGGATGCCATCATCCTCTTCAAGCCACCAATCGTCGCAGGAGTCGCCGAACGACCACATCGTTCCCCACATCGGAAGCAAACCATCGTATTCGGCCTCAAAGTCATCAGCCTCCGCAGATACGAGCTTGCCATCATCAAGCTCGATGCAGTACAGCTCGCTTTCGTCGTTATAGCTCTTGACTTCGCCATCATGCGTGGTGCTGTCAACCTCGTCCGGCAAATCGTAAATGTACACCCGGTCTCCGGTGCTGGGCTTGGTGACCTCCGTCCAGTCGTCAGGATGCAGGCTCATCAAGTCCTGAATCATCCCCTGCGGGATGGCGTTCATCTCATGCACCCACAGCTCGGTGGCATCGCGGATGGTCTTATATTCTTTGACCATGGTCTCTTCCTCCTCTCAGTCTCCGATGCTAAAGTATTCGGAGTAAACGGCGTCATCTTCCTCGCAGTAGTAGTAGCTGCGGTCGCCGTAGGCTTCCTGCTCGAGAAAGATGAATACGAGCTTCTTGCCGCTCCGTATTGCTTCAATGGCAGTCGGGAAAGACTTGTACTTGTGAGCCTTCAAGAACCCGTTGAGGGCTGCCTTCGATGGAAGCATGGCTTTCGTAGCGTCGTTTTCCATGAGTACTCCTCCTCTCAGATAGAAGCGCAAAACTCAGCGAGCTTGCGCCACAGGCTGAATGTCTTCTCGGTCATCGTGACCTCATCGGGAACACCTCGGCCAACGGTCCAGTCATGCGCCTGTCGGAACAGGCGACCGGCAGCACGGCGCTCCTCCTCGGTGAAGTCTGCCAACCACGCCCGGCGGCGGCGACCGGTGTCCCATGCTCTGCCGTAGCGGGCAAAGCAGATGAGGCTGTATGCGATACTCGCATTGACCTCCTCATGGGGCATGACCAACATGATCTTTGCCATTCTGTCTTCCTCCTTACTGAATCTGCTCGTACCAAGCAACCAGACCGGCATCGGTCAGCTCCTGCTGCTTGGCAATCGCGGTGGCCTCGACCTGCGTCACAAGGTCGATGGTGCAGAGCGGTGCGCCATCGAGTGGCGAAACACCGGTCTGATAGTAAACGGCGTACAGCGCCATAAGGAATCCTCCTTTCGGCGGGTGGCTCCCGCGACCATCCCGGCGGCGCTGCCGGGTGGTTTCGGCCGGTGCCAGCGGCCATCATCAGACGTGGAAATTAGAAGTGGCAATATTCCAATCCATGGCCATATTCACCACTGGTAAGGCTTTTTTCAAGAGCTTCTGCAAATCCAACGAAACCCTTGGCCATGAACCAGTTGATGATGTCCTCGCGGAACTCCTGAATGTCCTTTTCCGAACTGTAGTGGGTGTCGGTTGCCACCTCAAGGTATGTGGCGGGAAGTTCCCGGATGGTGTGGCTGAAGGATCTGTCGCCGGAGAGAACTTTTGCGATGAGTTCGCGTTCAAAGTGAATTAGTTCGGTGCGGGCGATTTTGTATTCCGGGGTGCCATCCTTGCACTCGTAAAAGGCGAGTTTGAGTTCTTTATATTTGGTTTCCATATTAAATCCTCCGTGTTTTGGTAAGTTGTTTTCTGTATCTTCATTCTAACTTACCGGTCTGGTAAGTCAAACTTATACTGAAGATTTCACAAAAAAATTTACCGTATACCGAAGGAACTTTAGTCAGCAGTTATGCTCTGCTCCCGAACCTCTCTAAGAACTGCTGGGCAACATGGGCGCTTACCGGGGTGATGGTATGATGCTGGCATCCAGAAAGCTGGTAGAGAACTGTGAAGTAGTTCCCGGATGCATCTACGAACAGCTCCACATAGAAGTCCTCAAACATCGCAGACTTGTTCGTGCAGATGGACTCCGCCTTCCGCGTATCATACCGAACGCCGTCTACGGTCTGAGTCACCGCAGGGCTGGTGCTGTTGCCCAGTTCCGGGAGACCAGCGCCGTTGGCATCGCTCATGCCAATCTCATACCCAGCAAAATGCAGGGCTTCAGACAGCTCATCAAAGGTGAGCGAGTTGTTCTTCAGCCTTCCGCTGAGATTCTGAGGACTCCATCCCATGTGCTCGGCCAGTTCTTTCTGGGTCTTCCCCGCCCCTGCAAGAGCGGCGCGTACCATTTCAGATGCCCGCATACCATCAGCCCGCCTTTCCAGCAAGGACTCGGTTCAGCAGGCTGTCGTACATGGTCTGAAGCATCTCACACTTGGCCTTTGCTGCTGCCAGTTCCGCTGCCATGTTCGGGTCGGCCTCCGGGGATGTAACCTTGACTTCCCGGATGGTGGGCACTTCCTTCACGACCTCAACGATCTTTTCCTTGGGCTTGCCGACTTCCAGCTCCAGCGAGATCAGCATTGCAACCTCCACGTTGGTCATCTCTGCCGGGGTCAGGTGGCCCTTGTAGCCCAGCAGGCGGTCAACCGATACGGTCGTACTCTGCTCACAGAGGGCAGTGCTTTCACGTTCAGAGCTGCGGATGAGAACGTGCGTCGGCAGGTCTTTCTTCGGTTGGGTGGTCAGGTATACGACCTCTACCGTCTCTGAACAGGCGTTGTTCTTCTCGTTAGAGACGATGATTGCCGGGCGGCCTGCCGCCTGCTCACAGCCGGTGTAGTTGTCCTTGCTCACATACCAAATGTCGCCACGCTTGATTTCCATACTCTTACTCCTCCTTTGCCTGACGCTTCAGCTCGGAAGCGTCAATGGTGATGCAGGTGGTGTTGGCGATGATGTTATCGGCAATCCCCTTTCCATGCTCATCCAGCAGGGATTCCAGCGAGGTTGCGGTAAGCCGCAGGGCAGCAACCATGAACGGGAAGTCCATCAGGTCATACCGGCTTACAACGCCCATCAGCTCTTTGGTCATCGCGGTGACGCACTCAGCAGAAATACTGCGGGCATCATCGGGCTTATTTGCAAGCACTGCCAGCGTCATCCGCAGCGCGTAAGGTATCATCTTATCAGCCATTGTCTTTATCCTCCCTGACTGCGTTTTTAGAAGCAGCCTTATTATTCCTTCTCCATAGGACTGGGTCATAGTCGAAACATTGTGAACCAGCGTGATAAAGCATTGGCATACATCCATGCGTATAAATCGGAAGTACGCATCCCTCTTTTGTATACCACACGCAGTCTTCAAAGTGGCACTCAGTACGAAATTTCTCCCAGTGACGAATCATATACTCGCCTGTGTGCCTTCTTTGGCTGTTCTGCATCAGGTATGAAGCTCCCCTGCTGTGTCGTTCATCGAACCATTTCCAAATGGTAAGACGGTCGGTTCCTGCGGGAAAGTCCATGAATGGCTTCTCCAATTTTTCAGTGTCAGGGTTCACAGGAATTTTTTTGAATCTTTTCCACTGTTCTTCAAGCAACGCATCGCGTTCTCTCAGCGTATTCATTACCAGCGCCTCCCCAGAAAGAATCTTACCAGCCATACAACAGCCATCGCCCCGGCGAATGCCCAAAAGGCGGCGCAGAGGATGTCCGTGGCCGTTTCGAGCCACTGATCTACTACAATTTGCCATGCCATCATCATTTTGTCTCCCCTCAGCCGAATACCAAATCGCCGAACAGTGCGTGCTGGACAATCTCGTCCGCACAGGTGGCATCAATCTGGCCGCAGTCAACGGAGCCATCAGTGCTGTCCACAACGTCGCAGTTGGCGTAGCAATTTTCGAGCCACTGCTTAAATCCGGCGAGGAACTTGTCGAGGTCGAGGATGTAGCAGGTCTTGTCATCCTCAAACGGTTCTTCGAGCCAAACGGCGAGCTGTCCACCACGAGAAATCTGTTCACTTGCGTACTCCCCGAGATACTTGCCCTGCACAACAACGCGCCTGCACCAGTAGTTGATGCCGCCCTCCAGCGCAGAAACCATGATGTCATCGACATCCTGCTGGGTCAGCCGAGCCGTAATCTCTGCATGAACCTCAAACTTCTTTTCATCGGTCATCTTTCTTCATCCTTTCATCAAATTGTCGGGTCAAAAATCAGGCCATCCCACTTGCCGTTCAGACGGTCGGGGTACTTCCCGGTCGGAACCATGTACCTGTCCGGGACTTCCGGCGGCAACGGCCGCTCGTTCCTCAAATCCATACCAGCGTCGAACATCGAGAGTTGCACGGTCTGGTTGGTGCGTTCCCGCAGGAGCCGATACCAGTAGATGATGTGGTTCCGAACAAGGTTCAGATTCACACCATCCGGCCATGCAGGGTCAGAACAACCGTTCTTCTTCAGGTCATCCCAGTGCTTATACTCAGCGTCCAACTGCTCCCTGATCTGGGCCTCGCTCATCTCTTCAGGGGGAATATAGCGGCTCACAGGTGCGCCTCCTTTCGGCGCTCATCGGCGATGACATCAGCGGTAGTGCGGTCAACGCCGAGCTTTTCGAGCTGCCGGTAAGCTGCTTCCTTTTCCTGCGGGCAGTCGGCCCAGACGAGATCATCAATCATGTCACTCAGCATACGCCAGCCTCCTCTCTTGTGATAGTCCCGCTCGTCCATGCCCCGGTGCGAATGCCAATGCTGGGTAGGCGGGCCAGCAGAGCCTTTTTCATGCTATCGAGGTATTCCCGATAGCGCCGTTTCTGAAGACCGGCCATCCATGCGCTCTCACAGTCGGAGTAGCCGTCTTTCTGGACAAGCTCGACAGCCAGCGACCATTCGTTGTCCTCCACGCAGATGTAAAACAGCTCGTTTTCGAGGATGACCCGACGCTCATTGCCGAGCCAGACGTTCGAGTTGGCCGCAGGCTGGAAGCTGGGACAGAGCTTCCGCATTTCATTGCAGAAGCACTCCAGAACGTCGGCTTCCTCATAGCTGCTCCCGACTTCATCGAGATACCAGTCCGGTCCCGTGATGTCGGCATAGTCGAGATCACGCTGGAGGCGGTCTTCGCAATCGTCTGTTCCCGGGCCATCCTTGCGGTACACCCGCAGATCATCGTTGTCGATGTAGAACAGCCCCTCATAGGCTCCCTGCACGCATACATTTCCGCGTCCCATATCGCCTGCTCCTTTCAAATAACGCCACCATCGGCGGTGATGATGCAGTAACCTTCATCCTTACTGTAGCTTCCGCAAAACTCATTCCCGGCCTCGTCAATCCATATCGGGTAGTGATGCTTGTTATCCAATCCGTAGTAGATGTCGGGCAGCCGAGTCAGTTTTCCGACAATCTCAAAACCCTTCAGCTTAGCATACTCGCGAACAGTCATTCTGTACCTCCGCTTTTAATCATCCCAACACATCGTGGCTGTCTCATCAGGCCGCTGCCATTCAGGTTCTTCCTCATACGGGAAGTCATCCGGCGGTTCGGTAATGCCGCCGAACCGGTCAAGCCAGCCGGAGCAATCATACATCGGATTCATCGCTGTTCTCCTTCAGGTAGCAGTGGTCAACGACCCAGCCGCCCTTGTTGCCGAAGTCCTTCATGTAACAGTCGAGGCGAACCATCTGGTCGGTGCCATCCAAGCAGGAACCGAACAGGCTGGTGGAGCAGCATCTCGACCGGAAAGCCTTGTTGTCGCTGCTGACCTCATAGGTGCGGCTGCGCAGCGGGTAATGGCGGTCAGGCCAGTTGCTGTCAGCAAATACGATGCAGGCGCTCACCGGCTTTGCAAGCTGGGTCTTGTTGTGTTCAACGAACAGGCCCCGCAGTTCGGGATAGGTCATGGTCTGGTTATCCATAGCTGATACCTCCATCAGAGAACAAAGCAGATAACGAGCAGGGTGACGGCAAAGGCTGCTGCGCCGATGGCAACGGCGTTCAGCACGTTGTTGAAACGTTCCCGGTCGGCATCCTTCTGGCGGCGGGCTGCGCGGCTCCGCTGCTGTGCAGGGCTGTTCAGCATCCGCAGGAAGCAGTTCGGGTCGTTCTCCCACTCACGAGCAGCGGTCATGTTCTTGTTTTCCATAGCTAAAACCTCCAAAATATCATGTATCTGCGGGTGGCTCCCGCGACGCCCAGCAGGGCGTTTCGGCCGGTGCCGGCGGCCATCTTCAGGCGGGTTAAAATTTGAAGTCCCAGTCAATAACTTCGCCGTTTCTGAGCAGGGCGTAGCGAACTTCGTCGGCAACCGAAGGATTTTTCGGATCACCGAAAATCTTCGGGTAGGCGTTTACCTCATAATGGTAGCGGCCAGCCTCCCACGAACCGTACCGCTTGAGCATCTCTCTGGTGTAGCTGCTGAGTCTGTAACCTTTCTTCATGTTCCACTCCTCCATTCTCGAATCAGCCGAAGTACTTGCTTGCGAACTGAGCCTTGCTGAGCGTCTTCATATCATAAACGTACTCAACAGCGGATGCGACATCCATGTCGGTTTCGGTAACAAGTTCCTTGACCAAGTGGGTGAGGTTGTTCTCACGGATGTAAGACTTCATAGCTTCGAGTTCCATCATCGTCTGTTCCTCCATAATCTTACCGTTTTGGTATGTTTTTCTGTATCTTCATTCTAACTTACCCACCACTGGTGTCAAACGAAATTTGAAGATTTATCGAAAAAATTTACGGAGTACATCTGGGAGTTTACCGGCGTTCAGTAGACCATGCCTTCCGGGTCGATGATGGCGCATTCCTTACCGTGAACGTAGTAGGCGTTGCCGCCCTCATCCACCCAGACTCGGCAATAGCCAGACAGCCCAATTTCCGGGCCGCTGGCTACGCCGTCCCACTTTGGCTTGCGGGTCAGCTCGCCGACTACCGCAAAACCGATGTCCGCTGCATACCGGCGGGCAATGCTCTCAGTAGCAGGCATGAGCGGTGTTGACGATGCAGCGAACCATCTTCTCGATGGCCTTGTCGAGCGGGCAGTTCAGGAACGGCAGATCGTTGTCAACCACGATCTCGCTCTCAATGTAGCTGTCCCTCTCGTCCAGTGCGTGAATCCAGTAACCGTCGCCGGTGTCCTCCAGCTCGATCACGAAATACGGCTCAGGCTGGCCGCAGTATTCGAGGTAACTCCAGAAGATGCAGGCCACGTTCTTGCTGAGGCATCTGACCGACCACTCCCAGTTGGGGTCGTTCTGGTTGGCCTCAGAAACCAACCTGCGAATCAAATCCTTATGCTCACGCAAATCAAACATAGCTATGAACCTCTTGACTTTCCCCTGCTATACTGATAAAATCGAAACGAGATGGGGCAGGTCCCATCCCGTTCCGACCGGCTAGGTTCCCACGTGGCTGTCAAACTTTGTGGGGGACCTAGCCTTTACTGTTTCTTAGGCTCCTCGGTCTGCGGGTCGAGGACTCCGGCAATGCACTTGATACACTGCGTCGCTTCCTCGTCCGTATGACCGTGAGCTTTCAGCCAGTCGATCAGACGAGAGGCTTCCAGAGCTGTCATACTGCACTCACCTTTCATTTTGCTACACCTCCTGCTCGTGCTTCCAGCTTACCAGCCGGATGCCGGTAATTGTAGATAACTTACCTTTTTGGTAATTTATCTTAGTATCATTATAACTTACCCAACTGGTAAGTCAATCTGTTTTTTAATTTTTTCAAAATATTTTTTATATCCACTGGCTATTTGATGCCAAGCCGCTGGTAGCCTCTGGAAAACCTCTGAATTTGCATTTTGGTTACGGGTAAAAGTGTATTGGGAAACGTCTGGAACCCTCTGGGAAGGATTTGTCAAAAGTACATAACAAAATTTGGCTATTTTGAGAATTGATTTTTCTGGCGACGTTGTTCCATCGAAATTTCCGTGCAAACAAAAAAATCCCCCTCTGCACATAGAGTGCAAAGGGGGAGAAACTCCGACTTATGAGCCGATAAGCCAATCACTTTCAGGCTTAGCGATGAGACGAGCGTTGTTGTAAGCCATATCCAGCGTCAAGCAGGTGTGCCCTGTGTAAACACCATTACGCGCACCAACTGCGAGCGATAAGTCAACCTTTTTAGGATCGCCCAAGCTAATAGGGAGCAAGAACTGAATGCGTCCGTGATAATACTGAGGCACAGCCGCCTTATAGTTTTCTTTTACGCGAATTTTTGCGTAATCCAATGCGGCCCGGAACAACATGGGGAGATTGTTCATATCCCTATACTGTTCTGGAATACGCTTGCGATTCCTTTCGTCTTCTAAAATGTGGTCGATATTGATACGCATTTCGAGACGGGTGTCAAACATCAAATCCGAAATGCTGTCAAAATAGCTTGCCCGTTCCGGCAATGGGGAGATCTGACTAAGCTCTACTGCGGATTCCTTATAAAATCCTCTGAGCTTCCATTTCGCCCGACGTTCAGCGTCGTTTCTGTCAAACAGAACAAAGATTGGTTCAAAGTTCGGTGTGAATAGACCTGTATTGAAGCACATCTCCGTGTCCGTTTCGTATATGTAATTGCGCTCGGGGTTAGTTTTTTGCTGCGCCCGGAGACGATTGAACGTATGGTAAACGTAATTTTCTAAGATGATGTTTTTCCGCGTACCGGGTGTTTCAGCGTAGTTCCAACGTTCCGGACGCGCCATATCGGCCAATTCCTGAACGGAGTTGCCGAAATTTCCAAGATACGCATATTTTCTGAGAGTGGGGACTGAATAATTAGTCATAAAAGGCTCCTTCCTATAAGGAATACGCCATTTTTATTCCCTGAAAGCTTGACATTTAATGAAACCTCTAGTATAATGTCAACAGGAAACGTTGTAGGCCGCTATTCCGCTAATGTTTTAATGCTTACAGTAAATAGGCTAATGCCAGATACAGAGAGACACCGCAACGTGCAAGTTGGAACGGTGTCTTTCTCTTTTTAGAGGCTTCAACAAATATTATACCATATCTTCTTGTTTTTTACAACCCCCAACAAAAAATCCCCCTGCACCAGCCTTTTTACGGGTCATGGTACAGGGGGATTATCATTTTACGCTGACTTTGCGCTGACTCAGCCCAGATTCAGCGTATTCTGGACAGCAGCCTGCTTGGCGGCAACGTGGTTGGCGTCGATCTGAGCCTCAATACGATTTTCGAGGTACTGGGTCGTATCGCCGAAGTTACTCTTGATGTAGTCCTGTGCGTCACGGCTCATGCTTTTCAGAGCGGCAGACACGGCCCGCATGAGAGCTTCTTTCTGCTCGGCCTCATTGAACGTCCCGGCGGCTTTGAGGTCGTTGACGTAGGTCTGGTTCATCGCGGCCACGGCATCGGACACCGCACTGCCGATTTCGCGGACGAGGCGCTGCACCTTGATGTCGTTGATCTTTGCCACGATGAACTCGATGAACACGGCAATGCCTTTCTGGATGCAGGCGGTCACGATGGGAACGCAGACCAGCAGGGCAACGTACAGCAGGCTTCTCGTAAACTCATTCATATTCGGTTACTCCTTTCATTCAGTGAACCTGATTCTTCAGGCTGTTCATCCGCTTATCACCTTCGATGGCGGCAGCGGTAAAGCTGTTGTTCTTCCACCACGCAGCGACGCTGGTGGCAATGGTCAGGCCGGTGGTCACGAACTGTTCCACCTCCGAACTTTCGATGGGCAGCAGGGGCTTCCCGGCTGCGCTCGAAACCTGATTTGCCAGAGCGAACGCCAGAGCGGCCGTGCGGGCCAGCGTAGCGATGGACACTTTGCTATTCGTCATAGAGCCTATCTCCTCTCACAGGTACTTGTCAGCGCCAGACAGCGCCTTCCACGATGCAGGGCCGCAGATGCCGTCCACGGTCAGGCCATGCGCCTCCTGTGCTTTCATCAGGGCATTTTCTGTCCCCTCTCCGAACAGGCCATCAGCCTTCAGCTTCAGGAGCTTCTGGAGCATGATCGTCGCACTGCGGTTCGCGTCCCCGGTGCAGCCCCGGCGGATGGTGGGAAGCACGAACTTGTTATAGGTCGTGCTGGGGTACTTTCCAGGCGTGGTGCAGAGCCACGTCGCTTTCGTGCCACGGGTGTCGGCGTGGACAAAGGCTCCACGGCTGTGCCAGTAGATGCCGATGCCGCCGAACCCCACGGCTTGAGCAAGGATGCCCAGTGCCACAGGGTTGATACTCCGATTCTCCGTCCTCCAGTCCGCCGCCATGCCGTAGCGGTGCTTGGAGTTCGGGCTTCCGCCCACGGCCTTGCTGGCGTTGTGCGTGATGCAGCGGTAGCCAGACGTGATCTTCAGCGGACGGTCTACCTTGTCCCGAATGAGCTGGAGCTTTTCGGCCAGCTCCATGTCAACTGACTGCTGTCCGCAGCCACACGGACACTCGAACTCAGACTTGGTAAAGTTCTTGGTGAGCGCGGTCTTATCCCCGCGCTGGAACGTGATGATGCTCAACTTGCACACCTCCTAAAAACCGATCTGGGTGAACACATAGCCGAGGAAAGCACCGATGATGGCCGTTACTACATAGCCGACGGCATTACGCCACAACTCTCCATCGCGGCTCTCCAGAATTTCCAGCCGTTTCCCCTGCTTTTCCTGCTCCTTGACCATGCTCTCCATGCTCAGGGCCAGTTTTTCGACAGAGGTGGACAGTGCTCCCATCTTGCTCACGCTTTCTTCCAGCAAAGCAATTCGCCTGTCCTGTCGGGAATTTTCTTCTTTGAGCCTTTGCTTGAACTCCTCATGCTCGGCCCGCGTGATAGGCTGGTCCATCTGAACCTCCTTTCAATCGTCCTACAAAAATAAGGGGAGCCGGTTTCCCGACTCCCCCGCGATCATGCGACCTCGACTTCGAGGTCCTTCAGGATTTCCTCGACCTGCTTCCGAATCAATGCCGGAACCTGATCGAGAGTCTTCTTACCCTTCACAATGAGGGTTGCATAGATGACTGCCATGATGCCTTTCTCCTTTCTCAGCAATATTTGTAAGGCAAACTCCCGGAAGCGGCTCATGCTTTGTCCGCTGCGAGAATGGCCTTGACTTCTTCCCGCAGGCGCTCAGGCACCTGCTCGATGGTTTTCCGCCCCCGGCGGATGAGATTTGCGTAGACTTCAGCCATGGTTTATGCCTCCTTGTCAGTGCTGGACGTTGCTGCGATGAGCTGTTCGTACACATCGCACAGCGCCATCTGGGTATTATCGAGGTTGGTCTCCAGAGAGGAAACCTTGGTCTTCAGGGCCTCGTTCTCCTCCTGCAATTCCGCCATCGTTTTCTTCTTCTGCAACTTGGCTACAGAATCGACTCTTACTCTGTTCAAACCCATTACTGAAAACCTCCCTGAATCGAAGCGATATAACCGCTCTCGCCGCTTGCACCGCGCTCTGCGGTGACGCGGAAATTGAATGCAAAGCCGTTGGCCGCAGTCTGGTTCGTGAACAGATGGTTCCGGCCATTCCGGGCCTCCGTGGTGGCGTCCTCCCATACCGGCGAGCTATCCTTTCCGTTGTTCGTGACCTCCACCTTGAACACAGCATCCGCAGGAATCAGACCGCCCACGGTGATGGCGCACAGCGTGATCTGGGCATCCGCCTCCATGGGCTGCGCCAGCGTGATGCTGGCGGCGGTGACAGCCTTCGTGAAGGTGAAGGTCTTGGTGGTGGTCGCCTTGCCGTCGGTGACGGAGATGGTCAGCGTGTGATTGCCGTTCGTGATCTTCTGGAAATATTCCCCGGTGACTGCAAAGCTGTTGGTCGCCTTGCGGGTCGGAGTGTAGGTGCGCTTGGTGGCACCGTCCAGCTTTTCGGTTACGGTCAGGGTGTCGCTGGCATCCACATCATCCACGGAGTACGAGATGGTGAAGCCGCTGGACTTGGTGCCGAGGTTGGCCGCGCTGGAGGTCGTGATCGTCGGGGCGGTGTTGTTATCGACCGTGCGCTTGGTGGAGGTGGTGTAGCCGGACTGCGCATTGTAGCTGTCGTATGCCTTGACGCGGTACATCACGGTTGCCCAACCCTTGGTGATGGTATCGGTGTAGGTCAGGGCGTTGCCCTTGTACACCTGCGTGTAGGTGCTGCCGCCGTCGGTGCTGCGCTCCAGAATGTAGCCGGTCAGATTTCCGTCGCTGTCGCTGGCCGCAGTCCACGAGACCACCAGTGTGCTACCGCCCTTGACATCGTTCGGGACCGCGATGGACGGCGGCGCAGACGGGGCGTTGTTGTTGACCACCGTTACCTGCGAACTGGTGCGCCAGCCGGACTCCAGTCCCTCATCGTCATACGCCTTGACACGGTACATCACGGACGCAGTGCCAAAGGCGACATTGTTCGTGGTGCTGGTGGCAGTACCCTGATAAATCTGGCTCCACGAGCTGCCGCCGTTGGTCGAACGCTCTACCTTGTACCCGGCGAGGTTGCTTTCTGCATCAGAGCTTTTTGCCCACGAGATCGAGATGTTCGTGCCGCCCATAATGGACGAAGGAACGGAGATGCTGCCCGGGATAGAGGGTGCGGTGTTAGTCGAGACCGTGCCATCGTCAGACACCAAGAGAGAAGACGGCAGAATCAAAGCGGGGCGGATGCCGCCCGAGTAGGAGCAGCTGGTGTCGCCGCAGGTGCCCTTGGAGCCGACGACCAGCGCACGGCCGGAGCCGACGTTGCAGCCCGGCGAGCGGAGCCACCAGCTGATGGCAGAGCCGTTGAGATAGGCAATGCGCTTGGAATCCGAACCACTGTCTGCGCAGCCCTTGAAATAGGCCAGTTCTGCGCCCTCGCCGCTCGGCATATAGGAAAAGCTGAAGCTCGTTTCGGTCGCACTGAGCAGGAAAATCTTCGCAGACAGGCCATTCGAGCCGCTGGTTACGGTCTTGGATGTACCGTGGCCCTTGCGATACGGAATCTTCACCTGCTTGATAGCGTTCTTGATGTTCGACTCGAGAAGATTCAGGAACGTGCTGTTCAGGTAAGAGTGGATGGTGCTGTTGGCATAATCGTTGGTGTTCGAGCTGTCCCATACACGGGTTTCATAGATGTCCTGCATCAGAAGCCATGTGCCGTTGCAGCTGTCGTCATAGACGCTGGACGGCTTGCCCTGATGGACAACGATGAAGTTTTTGGCAGAACCATTCACTTTCAGCTTGATGGTACTGCCGACTGCTTTGGAACCCAAGGTTACATAAGCCATAAAAAAAGAACCTCCTGTTGTGTATTACATCCACGGCGGAATACCGTCAGGCCTCGGTTCAGGAACGAACATATCCTCATGCGGTGCGATGTCACCTCTTTTCCGGCGGATGTTCTGCTCCTGTTTTATCCGGCGTATGGCACGGACATTTTTGGTGGAGTTGATTTTCCGGCGGGGCTTGACGTCCACGCCGATGATTTCCGAAACCTGCTTGGCATATTTCAGCCGTAATGCGTAAGTGTCGCCGTAGGATGCAAAAGCGTCCCACGCTACGAAGCTACAGATGATAGCTTCCTTTGATGATGGGCGTACCGTTTTCGCCCTTTGCAGGGCTACTCATCTCACATATCCATCAGAACTCGATCCTCTTTGCCGTGGTGTTCCAAACACCCTCCACGATGGTCCCGTCCAGCGTTTCAAACGTGACCATGAACGGGTTCCCGGTGACGGACGTATTGAACATCAGCTCCAGCAATGCCAGCCGGGCGGACACATCGGCCACGCTGTTCTGGATGGAATGGTGGGCTTCTTTGTCCTCATCGTGGGCATCCACGAGCTTCTGGGCTTTCCGGAGGAATGCAGGGAGCATCGTGACCGAGCAATACTGCTCCACGTCCTCCGCCGTCATCCATGCCTCGCACTTATAGTCTACGGTGACGCCCAGCCCCTCGCCGATGACGATGCACACCGGGAAGCGGCGGACGTCCACGCCGGTGTCAGAGGCGGCGCTGACGTACTGCGGATAATCGCCCAGCGTTCCGTAGTAGATAAGAACTTCGCCCTTGTCCGGGTCAAAGGCGAATACACCGAACTCCCGGAGCCAGAAACCATGGTCAAGACCGCCGTTCAGGTCGGAGCGGTATTCCACGATCATGCGGACGCTGGCTCCATCATAGACCGGCGCAGTCGATGTGCCCGCAGCGACCGGCTCAACCAGTGCAGTCATGGATGCGGGCTTCACATCGTCCGGGACGATTCCGCTTCCCACCATAATCTTTGAGATCGGGAGCTGCTGCCCTGCAACCAGCTTGGCAATCAGCTCTCGACCGCTGTCCGTAACAACAAAGCCATAGTAGCTCATAACTCATCCTCCTCGATTTCGGGCAGTTTCGTCTGCGTGATGTTTTGTGCTGCGGGGACCGGCAGCACGGTGTCGATAAAGTCCTCGCCAACTGCTATTTCTGGCAGGGTCGTGGTCATATAGCCGCGCCCCAGAACACCCTGCATCGGCACATCTGCGACCATTTCTGGCGATTCAGTCTTTGCGACCACCATGATGGCTACGCCTGCGGCCTTGATAAAGGGTGCATTCAGCAGCTTGGAAACATCATCCTCCGGCATCAGGGCGTCGGTTTCAAAAATCATGGTAGCCGGAACATTCGGGTCCTCGCGGTAATGCAGCGGCTTGTCCCAGAACATTTTGAACGCCCGGATGATGTCATAGTAGGTGCAGCGGTTGGTGTTCTTCCAGATTTTGTATATCAGGTACGTTCGGTAGTCATCGTCGTTCAGGACGTAGACTGATTTCTTGGTGCAGGCCAAAGCACCGGCTTCAAGGCGGGTCAGAACCGCATTGTCGCCGATGCCGTCCAGCTGCCTTCCGACTGCCGTGCTGATGCTGCGCTTTTCCAGCAGATCATCATAGAATTGGCGCAGTTCATTCAGCTCTCCGCCGATTGCTTCCATGAGAGCGTCAATGACGGGCTTATCTTTGAACTGCTCCACAAGATCATCCCGGAGTTTCTGGACATAATCAACCATCAATGACCACCTCGATTCGGTTCTCGTCGGTGACGGCCCGTTCCCGCGCCGAGATGGACACGCTGCGCTGATTGTAACTGCCGCCCGGCATATCTCCGTCATTCGGCGTTGCGTACAGCCACACGTCGATGTAGTCGATGCCGGACACCTGCAAGTTGAACTTCTGCGGGATGACGTTTTCGCCCGCCTCAAGCCCGGCCATCTTTTCCAGAATCTGCTCCTTGATAAGTTCGGCGTAGTTGGCCGGAGGATTGATGTTCGGACTCAGGGTGACTCCGACACGGAACCAGACCTTGATATACGTCGGGCGGTTGAAGCGAATCACGATGTCCTCGCCATAAACGCCGTGCAGGGTGGCTTCTACACTGCCGAAAGTGTTGATGCCGCCTGCCTTTGTGTTCAGGATTTGCTGGGCAATTTCCGTTGCGTCGCCGCCCTCGACTACGACCTCGATGCTGTGCGGCCACCGGCCGGCAGAATCCACTTCGTTTGTGCAGTTCTCATAGGGGGCCACACTGACTACACCCTGCACATTCTTCAGGATGGCGCTCCTGATGCTTTCCAGCATGGCAGACGAGCGGTTGTAGATTTTGTTCGTATAGGACTTTCGGAACTCGATGTCGCTCTCTGCAAGCTGGCCCGCAATGTAGGAGCCGACATTGGAAACGGCATTCAGGCCCGGCACGGCCTTTACGATCTTCGTGATGACCCCGTTCGGAATGAAGATATTCCCGGCATCCACCGTTTCAAACGTGACGATGCTGCTGACAGACGCTGTGGTCAAATTCTCAGACAGAACCAGCGTGTTGGAGCTGGTTTCATCCACGGCTTCGATCACGATGGTGTCATTTATGACCGTGACATGGAAGTCCTTATCCGTGATGGCTGTTCCCAGAGCCTCTAGGACTTCGCTGGTGCTTTGTTTGGGGTCAGGGGTAATGGTGTATAGGTTTCCGTTAAGAGCCACCCCAAGGGCTGTTTTTGCCTCCGGGGACGCGAGGATAACGGTGGCCTTGTTGAAGGATGCTCTCGTGATCTCTGCGTCTGCGCTGGAAACAAGGTTCGTGGCCGGGCTGGTGTCGGATGCAATCGACGTGCCTGCCGGAATAGCCGTACCGTCCACGCCGGTACAGAGGATGCTGTAGTAGGACTTTGCAGCCATTACGCGCGTGGAGCCGCCGAACTGCGCCGCGTAATCAAGGCTCACGCCGGTCGCACTGGAAACGTACTCCGAGTGGTACACATCCACGCCAAATTCCCACAGCTCTGCGATTTCATCTGCAACATTGGTCAGCAGGTGATTCAGCAAAGACTGTGGGTTCTGGCGGGTGTTCACGCCGAGGCGGTCTGTCATCTTGCTGTGCATATCCTCAAGGATTGCATCCAGACGTTTCGGGTTAGGCCCCTGCGGTGTTAAGCCATATTTTGCCACGGTATTCTGATCTCCTCTCTGAACCTGTCTTCGTCCGTAGTGAACGAGATCGCAACGGACGCACTGCGGTTCTTTTTGTCAATGTCAAACGAAATATCCGTCACATCCTTCACTCCATCAACGCTCATCACGGTTTCCAGGATAAGATGCCGGAGCTTGGACTCATTCGGGTTTTTGACCAGCAGGTTCTCGAAGTAAGGGAAGCCCAGCGACGGTATCAACCTCCACTCTCCGAAAAACCAGAGCAAACGAATACGGACAGCCTGAATGATGCTGTCCGTAGATGATATATCGCCCGCCGCCGAGATGTCCAAATCCCCGGTGGCATTGAGCTTCAGGTCAATCAAGCTTATTCCTCCCCTCACTGCGGCTTCCCGGTCGTGCCGCCGCTGTCGCCCTTGTGCGTGTGGCCTGCAAGGCTGATGCTTCCGTCGGATGCGGTAACATCATCGCGGGCAGCAATGCCGCCCTTGACCGTGAGCTTTCCTTCGATGGTCACGCCGTCGGGCAGCACGCTCAACACGGTTCCGCCGACCTTGGCCTGCACGGTGTCCGGCGCGATCTTGACCTTGGTATCGCCCGCTACAATAACGACGGCATCTTCATCACAAGCCGCTTGCATGGTTGCATTTCCGCCGGAAGCAAGGTTTGGAATGGCAATGGCATTGGTCAGGTCGAACTTCAGCTTCGTATCCGTTTCATTGCCGTACATCCAGTAATCGAGCGCCTGCTCGCTGAACACCAGCAGGCAACCATCGCCCGGCTTTATGGGCCACGCGATCGTGACGTTCTTGCTCTGCGGAAACATAACCGGGACCCCGGAGATTTCCGGGAAGTCCATCGTGCTGCCATCGGGCTTTGTGAACTTTGCTTTCGGCAACACGGTGGCGACGCCCTTGCCCGGGTCGTAGCTTTTTATCTCGCCCGGCAAAGCTGTGTGCATATCGTCTGTTGCGCTTCGGGCGCTCTTGTTGATCTGGTCAACAAACTCCTGCATCATTTTTGCTTCACCTCCAGCAGACGAGCCGTACAGCTCCATGAACCTTCCATGTTATCGCCCTCAATCCTGACGGAGTAGACCCGGAAGTAACCCTTGACCATCTTGCTGTTCAGGTATACATAATCGTCCAGACCGATGGCGGCGTTCATCAGGTACTCCACGTCCCAGCCATAGCTGTATCTCTTGTCCTCATTGGAGATTTGGACACGCTCTGGGAGGCCCAGCAGGCCCGTTTCTGCCGAAAGCTCATACACCTCGCGGCTCATCGTATCGCCCGGCTTTTTGACCTGCAAGACGCCATTGTTGATGCTCCAGACCAGCCCACTGGTTTCGCAGGCTTTCGTCAGCACATTTCTGGCCGGGCCAACATAGCTGTAGCCATTCGGGATGTCCTTGAATTCTGCGTTGTAGGAGAAAGAAACCGTCACGCCCATCTGGTCTGCGGTGTCCTGTATCAGGGTCTTGCAGTTTACAGCCCCGGCATAGCTTACGGAAACGTAGGTGTCGCGGACTTCAATGCGGTTATCCACCAGCTCGATCTCCGTTGCCCTGTCTGCTCCGTCAGCCTTTGTCGTAGCAAATGTGACTACGCCGGTGAAGATGAGCGGACGGGTGTTGCCATACCCTGCATGGAGCACAACCACGCAGTCATTTTTACTCAGTTCTGCGAGGTGTTCATCACTCAGGTTCCAGATGGTCACTTTGGCCGTGTTCTGGCTGTTGGTGTCAGCCTTTTCCACTGAGAACGAAACGTGCAGCGGTCGCTTGCCGCCGCCTATTTCAAATCCGGTCGAGCCTGCCTTTCCAGCGGATAGGCGGTACTGCCTGTCAAAATTCTTCACAGCGTCCTCCCCTTTCGATGGCAACAAAAAAGGCTGCGTTTCCGCAGCCCATAAAGGTTTCTTACTTTGCCTTGCTGAGTTCCTTCTTCAGCAAATCGCATTCCAATCACCTCCGTAGAAGCAGCTCCGCAGCCCTTTGTTGCGGGCATTGAAGATTTCCCGGAGAATCACAACGGCGCGTTCCGCCTGCTCCAGCTTGCCATCTGCAAGGTTGCTGTCCACCATGTCGATAGCGACACCGACATCGCCCATACGGATGACCTCACGCTCAAGGTCCATTGCACTCATATCAGCACACTCCTTTGTCTTGCAAGAAGTCCGCTGGTATGATATAATCGTATCAACGGAACTTCTTCGTATCGTTCCGGGCATGAGATAGGAACCAGCGGTGCTTTGTGAGGGCGAGCCGCTGGTTCTTTTTTTGTTTGCCCGGTTCACATCTTCATTCTAGCTTACCGTTCTGGTAATGCAATGAAAGTGACCAATGATATGAGCGTTTTGCGAAAGTTTCCCGTTTTGGTCAGTCCGAGGACTGTCCGACGGACAATCCAACGGATTCTGTATAAAATCGTCCATTTTGAACGGCATTCATCCCAAAACCTCTGAAAAGCCTCTGATTAAACCCGGACTTTACCAGTAAAAGTATATGGAAATTTGTCTGGAACCTTCTGAGAACGAATTGTCAAACCCGCTACCGAAGATTTGTTCAAAATGCGAATTGATTTTACCGGATGAATTGTTCCAGCATCATGCCGGGACAAACACAAAACGAGCCGTCCCATCGGCAAAATCCTGCCGACCGACGCTCTCCTTTTCGGTCAGGACAGCGAAGATGCCGCTGGGCATATCATCCCGGCCGAACAGCAAGTTGAGCGGAAACTGCGGAACCATTTTGACACCGAGCAGCAGTGGCGTTCCGAGTGAATCCATCACTCCGAGCATCCAGTAGCCGCCGGTGTCATTCCATGTGAATCGCAGTTGATACAGCCTGCTTTGGAGGGAAACTTTGACAACGCTGTCGTTCATGTCCGGGACTTCGATGATGAAGTAGTCCACGAACGCCCTCCTTATCCCAGCAAGCCGAAACTACTGGCAGCGTTATAGAGAACGGAACCTCTGCTAGAGCTGGACGAAGAACCTGATGCAGAGGAGCCGCCGGACGAGCTGCTTCCTGCCGTACTTGCGGCGGTTGTGCTTGCTTTTCCAGCGGCTTTTGCTGTTTTGCCCGACTTGCCGTAGCTGGCCGGGATTTCTGCGGTGGCTGTTTCCGTCACCTCGATCTTCTTGAAGGCTATCGGAATCTCACGGGCATAGCCGACCTCCACAGACTTCTTGATGTTCATGCTTGTAATCACCATGTTGGAGTACACGCAGTCAGTGGTCGTGACTTCGAGAATCTTCTTGGCGAAATACAAGTCCTTCAGCCGACGAACAACGCCCTCCGTTTTCCCGGGGCCGGAGCCTGTACGTTCCCGCCATGTCACCGGCGTATCGGTCACATAGAGCGTCATGTTCAGGGTGTCGGCTTTCAGCACGATGGTGTCGCTTACACTGAAGCCCTTTTCGGTCGGGTACTCAGGCACATCCGCTTCATAGCCTTCTTCGGAGTCGATCAGGGCATCAAACTCGATGTCATCGACGCTGACGGGCTGTTTCGCTCTTGCCATGTACTCTCACCTACTTTGCAAATGCCAGCGCACGGGCCATCTCGCCGGTAGCATCGCCTGCGGCTTTATCCATAGCCTCAGAACTCTTTTGCTGTCCGGCGCGGTCGCCGTTGAACTGGTTGTTGATGTTTACGTTCTGGGTCACAGTGCGTCCACCGGTCGTTCCGCCGGTTGCGCCCCGCCCGGTAGCTTTGGAAACCACATTAGCCTTGGCAATGACCGACATTTCGCCGGTCATGCCTTCCAGTGCATCCTTCACCTTCTTCTTGCCGGAAGTGATGCCCGATGCCATCAGGTCGATCATGTCCGGCATATAGGTGTGGAAGTCGCTCAGGGGACCATCCTCCGGCTCCGAGAAGCCGAGGAACGACTTGATCTTATCGGCTACACCTTTTACAGCCTCGCCTACACGACCTACCGCAGACTGGATGCCCGATACGATGCTGTCGATGATGTCGGAACCCCACTTCAAAGCCTCAGCCGGAAGTGAAGTTATCCAGTCGATAGCGGCTTGGAAGCCCGACACAATAGCATTGCGGACGTTGCCAATCGTAGTCTTGATGCCTTCCAGCAGATTGCCTGCTGCCTCACGAATTTTGTCCCAGTTCTTCCACAGCAAAACACCGATTGCGATTGCAGCGGCGATTGCCAGAATGACCGGGCCAAAGGCGCTTGCGACGATGGAGATTACAGCGCCTACCACCTTGATAACGGTAATGATGCTCTTTACGACAACAAACGCGAGCTTGATAACAGAAATAACCGCTTTGACAACGGAAATGATGGTCGTGATCACGCCGAAGACTGCGGAAATTCCCTTGACAGCCGCAATGACGGCCACGACGCCCACGGCAATTCTGCCAATGGATTCGCCGATGTCTGTCCACTGCTTCTTGTCAACCTTCCCGTTGCCCAAATTGTCGAAAAACTCAGCTATTCCAGGAGCTACTTCGGCCACTTTCTGCTGAATCTTCTCGAACGCTACCACCGCCGCCGTTCGGATGCCCTCAAATATGGGGACAACCACGTTGCGGATTCCCTCTCCGATGTACCCGATGGCCTGCTTGATATTCGTCCATACTCCGATGATGTTCTGGCGTAGCTTTTCGCAGTCTATGCCAGCTCGTTCGAGCATGGTTCCGAGCAGGCTGTTGTCGCCCCTCATGAACGAGATGAAGTCCTCGATCACGAGGGCCAGCAACAGGAAGACCGCAAAAAAGGCCAGCGCCTTTCCGTGGCCCAGCCCTATTGCCCGTGCCAGCTTCGTAAAGCCGCTTATGACTGCGCTGATCTTCTTGAGGTTCATTGCCACGAACATGGCCGTGAACGCCGCAGCCAGAACAGACAGCACACGCTGTGAGCCGCCCAGCTTATCCGTAAGGTCGGTGAGCTTCTGGAGCCAGTCACGAATCATCGTCAGGCCCTTTGCGCCAATGCTCAGAATCTTCTGATAGGTCGGCAGGAAGAACTGGCCGACGATCGTTTTGATTTCCTTCAGCTTGGCGATGTACCGCTTTTTGGTGCTTTCGTAGCTGTCGAGACTGCGCTGGCAGTCGCCAATGGCATCCGGGCTTTGCTGGAGAATAGCCTGATAGTTGACCTGCATCTTCGTGAGCTGGTCCAGCTTATCGTAGGTTCCTTTCAGCCCCAGCGTAGCCATCGCCTGCGCTCTGGTGCTGTCGTTCAGGACCGCACCCAGCGTCTTGGCGGCTTCAGACTCGCCCATGACAGCCTTCGTCATGGCGTTTACGGACGCTGTTTCGTCCATGTTACCAAACGAGGCGAGGTCGAGGGCCAGCGAGGTCATCTGCTCGGCCATTTCAGCGCCAGCTTGGCGGGTCATACCAAAGCCGACCAGCAAGTTCTGCTGATCGGCAAGGTAGGTCTTGATGTCGTTTTTGTTGCGGCCAATGGCATCGGAGTATTCCTGCGCCCATTTATCGACTTCATCCCGCATATCGCCGAAGACAACATCGAACTTGTTCTGCATCTCTTCAATGGAGGATGCCACCTCAACGCAGCCATCAATGGCGTTCTTGATGCCCGCGACGGACAGCGTAATACCGACCGCGCCGAGAACTTTGGAGGCCATCGACTTCAGCGACTTGATGCTGCCCTCTACCTTCTGCTCGGAGGCCTGATCGACTTTGTAGCCAAACAGAATGCCGATGTCGCGTATGGTCATACTGGTCAGCTCACCTCCTTAGCCATATCCTCTACTCGGCCGGCTTCCACGTCCTGCTCCATGCGGTACAGTGCATAGAGCTTCAGAGCTTCGTCCAGTGTATAGCAGTTCTTCAGCTCCCACATGGATGCCAGCCGGGCCTTGATGAGGATATACATTCTCAGCTCAAGCTCTGTGAAACCGCTGAGGTCGAGGTCGCCGTAGCGCTCCGGGCCTGAGCCATCGTCCTCTCCGCCCACTCGGCGACTTTGCCAAATCGGTCGCCGAGCTTCTTGAAAAAACCGTTGTAGTTGGTGCGGATGACCTCAAACGCCAGAATGAACATATCCTGAACATCGGTGCAGAACACCTCGTTGGCAAGGTCTTCCGTAAGCAGGCGCACCTTTTCGCCCGGCTGCTCCACCGAGATGTTGCTGCCCGCGATCAGCAGGTGCTTCAGGATTTTCTCGACCTTATCGCCATCGAGCGAAGAGAAAGCCCCCGCAATCGCGGGAGCTGCATCTTCTACCTTGATGTCGAGCAGACCGTTACCCTCCTTTTCCGTATCCACGTCAGACAGCAGCGGTGCAAGGCCAGACACGAGCGGCAGAACGAGTGCCGCCAGCTCGCCGGTCATGTTCGCTGCTTTGAACGCCGGGAGCGGACGGATGTAGAAGATGTTTTCACCCACGTTTACTTCGCGGGTTTCGAGCTGTTTCAGATTATTCATCGGCGTCCTCCTTACTCCTTCAGGGCCGCATCGCCGGTGTCAAGCTCCCACTCGCGGTTGTTGGTCTCCTTGCCACGAGTGACCGGAGCTTTTTTTACGCACCATGCAGCTTCCGTGCTGAACACCAGACCGCCCTTCAGGTCCTTGATCAGAATCGGGAACAGGCCGTTGCCGGTGTCGCGGTCGAGATCGACCATGCCGGAGAAGTACGAGTTGCTGTCGCTGGTCTGCAACAGGGTGAGCTTGACCTTGTAGGTGTTATCCGGCGAAATCGAACGGGCAATTTCGCCGTCACAGCCGGTCTTTTTGGTGATACCGTCGCCGTTCGGCTCAATGCTGATGAAGCTGTCATCTGCATAGCCGGTGACAATGTGCGTACCGCAGGTGACGATAACTTCCTTCGGGTTGTAGGTCTTGATCTTGCTGGACATTTACTTTCCCTCCCTTACAGGTTCTCGTAGGTCAGGCAACCCTTGATTTCTACCACATGGATAGCACCAGCAATGCGGGCAGAGAACTTGCAGTCCTTCAGGATGCGGGATGCCTTCTGGGTGCTGGTCAGGTCTGCTGCCAGCGGCACGGACGTGGTGTAGCCCGGAATAGCATTTCCGTCCGCATCGTACTCCGTAGGAGCAATGCCGCCGTACTTCTGGCCGTCCTTCAGGGATGCAAGCATCTGGTTCTCAACAAGGCCGATGCCGTTGTCGGTGTAGGGAATCTTCGGGTTGACGATGAGCAGGTTCACGACACGAACCTGCATATCGTTCTGGAGCCAGTCGCGGAAGCGGATAACATCAATCCACTCACCGCCGCCGGTCTTGCCGCCCTGCGTGATGTTCTTGGATGCCACGGTGATGACGTAGTTGAAATTTGCGGCCTCCAGTTTCTTGATAAACGTGCTGGTCAGCTTTGCAGGAGAAACGGTCGCAAGCGGCATCAGCGCCCACGTTTCCTGACCGGCGTGGTAGTTCATCGCCTTGACGGCCGCAGCTACAGCCATGCCGTACAGGTTCTCAGCCGGGATGTCGTTCTCCAACTGATCTGCGGTTTCCTTCGGGAAGAACGGGAAGCTGCGCAGGTACAGGCCGGCATCCACGATGGGGTTATCCGGGTCCTTGTCGATGTAGCCGCACAGCTTGTTCTGGGTCTCGGTCCACTGGATGATTTCCTTGACCTTTTCATCCGCCAGACCGACCGGGCAGATGCAGTACCAGCCGTTGACAGACAGCGCATTCTCCAGAACGGCGCTTACGGTCTGTAATGCAGGGTCATCGCTTTCCTTGTCCACGATTTCGCCCATAAAGGCGACATACACCTCATGCGGTCTGGGAGACTGCGAAAAAGCCACCCGTGCGGCCACGCCAACAGGGTCGGCGCGTTCACCGGTGGCTACGATACCCAGCCCCGTCAGTTCCTCCAGACTGTTGTACACGCCAATGGCGGGCACATCTTCGGTCGAGTTTGCCGGAGCGGGACCCAGAATCAGGATGTTGTCAAAGCTGGCATCGTTGGAGATGGGGGACGCCAGCGAAATGTCAACGGTACAAATCCTATCGAGGCTATTGCTCATGTGTCTTTTTCCTCCTTTACGAGTCTGTTATTTATCTCGGCGTTCGTGAAATAGCCGCTCTCATAAGCGGTCATTTCAGAGCTGCCTCCGCCGCTCGGTGTCGGAGTAACCTGCGGCTCAATGTTGATGACATCATCAGCTTGGATGTCATCTTTGCCATCGGAATGCTTCACGCTGTCGATGTCCAGCGTTCCGGTAATGCCGATGGCCGTCATGGTGAAATAAACCGCGATTTCCAGCATTGCTCGGAACTCGTAGTTGGTATCATGCACCAAATCGGTCAAATCCTGAACCGCCGTGGGAACGACAATGGCGATGTCATACTGGTGACACCACTGCGTTACGAACGGCGAGTTCAGAAAGCTCTCAAAGGCCAGCATATCATCCTCAGCCGTGTTTTCGGCAATGGGGGTGAACCCCGGTGCAATTTCTTCCTGCCTGCCATGCGTGAACAGGTCAATCTGCACAGGAACGGATGCAGGATAAAAGGCCACCGGTGTGCCTTCAATGATTTTGACCGGTGGGTTCCTTGACCGGTTGACGGAGCCGGTGGTCAGCGTGACCAGCGGACTGCTGGGCTTTGCTACAAAGCTCTGCTTGGCATACGTCACGGTTGCTCCGGCAAAGTACGTTTGGGTGAGCTGCATAAGCAGCTTCTTCAGGTCATAAAGCGTCATACGCAGCAATACCCGCCTTTCCCATCTGCTCGGATTTCAGGGCGCGGCATACGGTTGGCCTCTGCCGCCGAAACCTGAACAAACTCGCTGCGGCAGTGACCCACCATCGTGTGGTCCCACCCCAGCGAGCTGACACATTCATACCAGTGTCCTTCCGGGTCCATCCGCCCCTGATAGAAAAGCCAGTCGGCTCTGCGGCCGACAGAGCGGTCTGCGGTATGGAAAACAAGATCGCCGAAAGCCTTCATGCGCTTTACGGTGTTCTCACCTTCCGGGAGTGCCTGAAGCTCATCCTTGGAGAGCGGCTGAACATTCAGGGACGCAATGAAGTCTTTATACCCGGAAACCCCATAGCCATCGACAATGTTCTCCTCTCCGAAGCGACGCACAACAAAAGCTCTGCGGAAAATGCCCAGACCCATATCAACCACTTCCCTTCTTGCGAATGACGTATTTGACAGACTGCCGCATCTTGCCGGTATCAATCAGAGGCTTGTCCGATTTTTTCCTGCGGATGGTGGAGGGAGCGTTCGGCTCGTAGCTGCCACTCTCGATTTTCTCTTGGACTAAACCAACGCCAAACACGCCGATTTGCTTCAGGCTTTGCTCGACCGTTCCGCCCGCAGTAATGGACTTTAGCTGCTGGGCGCACATGGCGTTGATGGGGTCGGCGTTCTCATCAACGCTCTTGCGCAGGAACGGCCGGGAGGGCGCGGTCGAGGTTCCCAGTTCGTTCCACATGGCGATTTGCGCCATATCAACGCCCCGGTCATCCGCGACCTTGCCCGCTTGGAAGCCTACAAAGACCTCCTTGTCCTGAAGCTCATCAATTTGCCGGAAGAACTTCTCCCCCTCTGGGGTCAACCGGTCCCACCCGCCGGTCACCGGCATTCACCCGCAGAATGAATCGAGATCACGACCAACCGCCGCAGCGTCAGATACTCCAGACCGTAAGGCGTCAGCGCCAGTTCAGCATCCGCCATCAGGGTGGTTCCCTGATTTACGTTGAAACTGACGGACGTTTCGCCCTCGGTGTAGCTTCCAACGCGCAGAGCGTCGCCTACGCTTCCGTACTGGTTGTCGCCATAGCCGGCCATTTTCAGGCGATGTGCCGTCAGGAGTGCGATGGCTTGGTCATACAGCTTCCCGAACACCTTCTTGCTGATGAGCGGCGCTGTGAGGTTCAGCCATGCCTCAACGGTCTCATCGTTCAGCACGTCGAACTCGGTGGCAACCAGCCTGAAAATTCTGACGGCATCTTCCATGACTTATTTCTCCTTCGCAGCAGTGCGGCTCTTGACCTCGGACAGGTTTCCCTGCCCGATGAAGAACTTCACGATCTCGTTGTCATCATAGCCGGTGACTTCCTTGGCTTCACCCGGCAGGATCACGGTAGCGCCGATGCTGATGATTTTGTTTCCGATATTCTTCAGTTTCATATCATGGCTCCTTTACAAAAAGATAGGATCCGCCGCATAAACACACGGCAGCTCCACGGGTGAATCAGCAGATGCCAGTAGCAATCAGCATGGACATGGGGTAGTAGATGATAGCGCCTGCGGTGCGGGCCTCGCAGGGAACGACCATCTCCAGACCTTCAGGCTGAACCGGGTACTGCATGAAGGACAGCGGGTTCTCGATGGTGAACTTGCGGGGGTCGTTCTTGAACAGCAGCGCAACGCCCTTGCCATCGCTTTCTGCCGCATACGGGTTGGTGTCCACGCTGTCGGGGTCCAGCTCCGGGCAGGAGACGATGCGGGCAATATCCTTGATATTGTCCTGAATGTACTTCAGCACGGTGGTGGCAGTGCTTTCGATACGACGGTTCTGAATCTCGATATACGCCTCGGACGGCAGCGCCAGAGTGTCCGGCTTCTCCACCTTCTTGGTGGTGCGGGCGACCTGCTTCAGCATACCGGTGATGTCGGCCAGAATCTCATCCTCGGTCTTGTCTGCCCACTTGGTAGAACCCTTTGCGCCGGTCGCAGGGACGTACAGCGGCACATCGTTGTCCTTGGACAGAACGCCGCGCAGGCCGGTTTCCTCATCGCCGTTCCACGCGATCTTGTTGTTCAGGTAGTCGATCTGGTAGCGGGCGGACTCTGCCTTGCGGGCATCCAGCGACTTGCCTGCCATAGCAGAGGCACGCATTTCCTGAACGGAGTAGCCGTAGCTGTCACCCAGAGACTTGATGATGGCGGTGGTGGGCTTACCCTTCACATCAGCACGGGGCAGGTCGGTGGCGTAGTTGCTGATAATCTTCGCCATGCCGGTCTTATCGTAGCTGTAGTAGGTGACGGTCTCGGCACCGGGGTTGATTTCGCTGGACATCGGGAACAGCTTCAGCGCAGTGAACTCCGGGTACTCCACATCGTAGGACTGAGACTTGACGTAATCCAGCTCGCGGGCGAAGAACACGGAGGCATCGCTGGCATCATCAAAGTTCATCTGCGGAATTTCGACCAGAGCGGCCGGAATCTCGGAGTGCAGCAGAGCGTTGTAGTCGTTCTGGTCGTATCTCATGGATTTCTGGTTAGTGTTCATCTGATTTTGTCCTCCTTCTCTCAGACAGTAGGCTTGGCATCGTCGGTGGATGCAGCGTGACCGTCAGCGCCGCTTGCTGCAGGAACGCCGTACAGCTCCACCGGCGCAACGCCATTGCTGGCCGCACCGATGAAGCGACCGGGAATTGCGATACCGCCCTCCTTTGCGAAGCAGCCTGCCTCATCGCCTTCCACGATCATGTGCAGGGCATCACCATAGGCGGGTGCAGCGCCGGTTGCCAGACGCACCCAAACGCGGCCACGGCGCATGACACCGACGTTCTGGTTGTTCAGGACGTAGAGCTTACCCTCCAAATCCTGCTGGCGGTCGAAGCCGTTGATGACAACGCCCTCGAAGTTATCAGCAGTGCTTGCACTGGTCGGCAGCGCAACGCCGCTGCCCGGAACCTTGCCGGTGACAACGCCGACACCGAAATGCAGCTTGCCGGTCGCCTCCTCGTTGAAACGGGAGTCCACCGGGTAGTGGAACATATCGTAGATGCCGCCTGCAACACCCTTGCTGGTTGCATAGCTGTAGATTTTCTGAACGCCCATCTTACTTTTCCTCCTTCTTCATTCTGCGGTCGATCATGCGCTGGCGAGCCTCAGAAGCGGAGCCAGTCTGCTTCACAGGGGGCTTGCCATCGCCGTGCATCATCTGGGAACGCTGATAGTTGGTGTCCTTGCGCTCCTTCATCTCGGAAACGGCCATGTCGAACGCTGCGTTGACATAGGCAGCGCTCTTGCCATCCAGATGCAGTGTGGGCTTCAGTTTGCCCAGAACGGCCTTCTTGGCATCCTTGACGCTCATTGCCTCCAGACCATCCATATTCAGGCGGTCGCCGACACGGACGACGCGCAGCAGCTCACGGAAGTCATTGGCGGAATCTGCGCGTTCTTTCTTATCCTGTGCGGTGTCGCCGCCTTCATCAGCGTTGCCTTCAGCGCCCTCGCCGTCGCCATCGGTCTGAGTGTTGCCGCAGTCGCCCTCAGCGCCGTCAGTGGTCGTGCCAGCAGCTTTCAGAACGTCGATAACTCCCAGCAGGGTGTCGATGTCCTCGTCCTGCTGCGCGATCACGCCCATTGCGCCGGGCATATCTGCCGGGTCGCCCTCAGAATCGCGGCGGTCACGGCGGTCTTTGACCTGCTGAACTGCATCCGGCTGTTCGCCTTCAGCAGCACCGGCGGTCTGCGCAGGCGGCTCTGCGGTAATACCGCCGTCGGCCGCAGCACCGGAACGCTCTGCGCGGCGTTTCTTAAACGCCTCCACAGCAGCGGCCAGCTCCTCCGGGGTGGGAGCGCCATCAGTTCTCTTGGTGGTGTTTTCCATGTTCAGTTTTTCTCCTTTCATGCAGTTGCGGCCCTGCCCATCAATGTTGAGCCGGGCCTGTTCACCAGCCCTCGCCTTATCGACAAGGGCAAGATGGTTGATTTCGATGTCCCGCTGAATGGCATCATAGGGTTGCCCCTCCCAGACACCGGGCGTTTCGTCCAGACGCAGGTTGTAGCCGCAGGACAGCTCACGCATTTTGTACTTTTTCAGGCTGTCGGTGTCGTGGATGATGATTTCTGCACGGACATCATCGCCGTCCCGGTAGCCCTCCGACAAAATCGTGCCGATGCTCTCCTCTTTCACGTTGTCTGTGTCAACGTAGCCAGCATCATGCGTTACGATGATGGGCTTTCCCTTGTAGGACGCAAGGCTCTTTTCAGCAAAGACTTCTTCAGGCAACCGCAGCTCCCGGCGCTCGGAACCGTCCGGGTTGTGATAAACAAAAATGCCCACCGATGTCACGATGGGATGGTCTACAAGGTAGCCCTCATCTGTGAAATAGGTGGCATCCAGCGGCAGGCTGTCAAAGCGCTGAACCTTCATATCGTTTTCCATATTGAACAACTCCCCTCTCAGGTCTTACAGGATGGTTTCATCCACGGCCATCGCCCCCTTTCGTGACCGGCAGGTCAACGGTTTTGATGTTGAATACCGGCAGTGCGCAGCAGCGGCACTGGTAGTCTTTGCCTGGGTGACAGCGCCGCCCGGTCTTTTCATCGACCACCGGCGGGTCATCCCAGCGGAACCGCTTGTGGTTCAGCGCAGCATGGCTTGGGCGGACGCGGCTATCGCCAGAGGTTGACCAGACGTACTCCACCACGCCTGCGTCCTGCTGTTGCTGCTGGGTGATGTCACCGTTCAGCTTGGCGATCTGGTCGCGGGCAAGCAGTTGGGCGTGCCGCCGGTCTACGCTGTACGTCCGCTGAATCTGCTTGACGATGGTCGTCGTGGTTTCGCCGTTCCGATAGCCCTCCAGTGCGATCTGGCGCATACGCCCCAGACTTTCCTGCGGGATGGTCTTGATGAGCGCCACGTTGTCCTCGACCCAGCGTTCCATCATCGTTCTGTACAGCTCGCCGGTGTAGTAGTCATCCATCAGGTCGATGCCCAGCGTGGACTTGACGGCTTTCTTCCACTCCCGGATGCTCAACTTCCGCGTGAGCTTTGCCATAGACTCGATCTTGCTGTGCAGGCCAAACATAGAGGTGCGCCGCTCCAGCTCCACGGTCATCTTGGAGAAAACCGTTTTGACCTTTGCAATCAGGTCTGAAGCGTCATCATGGCGCTGACCAGCTTCACGCTCTGCGCGGGCCGCGTCCCTGATCTCCGGCAGATACTCCTTCAGCAGTTCGTTCAAGATACGGATGTAGGCATTGGTGAGCCGCTGGAACTCGCGTTCCGCCTGCACAGGGTACTTGGATGAATATTTGCATATCAGGTTATCGTGACTGCCGAAGCGGTGGCGGAGCAGGTCTTGTACCATGTGTCCGTGGACGGTATCATTCACTGTTTTCGCCTCCTTTTCTGGTTCTTAACAGCAAAAAGCGGCGATTTGCACCGCCGCAGTTGAGATTATGGCTTAATGCCCTCTGAGAACTTCTGATGAGTGCCGGGAAACGTCCCAAATGTGCTTGTGGGATAATTTTGTGTCAGAGGATTGAAAGCCGCTGGATGGCTTTATTTGCGGCAGTTGCAAAAAGCCCCTGCCTGATGCTCGGCCCCGCGCCTGCACCGTTGGTAAATTTGAACGAAGTGAAAATTTGACAACAGGTTACGGTTTGGTTGGGTAAGGTACGGTTATAGTCGGACGCTCCGCCGGATTGTCCGGTGGACGTTCCTGCGGATTTTGGCCTGTTTTCGGCCATTTTTGAATATTTATCCAAAAACAGGTGGATATATTCCAAAAACAGCCAATTCTGGGCTTTGCGTTTTCCGACCATTTCGGTGATTGCGGTGGAAAAGCGGCTCTTTTCCGGTTTACAATCGCCATGATTCCGATTTACAATGCGGTGAACTGCGGTAAAACAGGCGGTTCCTTACACAGTAGGCGGAAGGTTTCACGGCCCTTTGGGGTGATGAGCGTCTGGGTCCCGGCCCAATCATTGTGCCGACCCTTGCCCTCCTTCACCTCGAACAGACCGTTGTTCTTTGCCGCATACGGCATCAGCTTGTTCTTCTGGTCACGGTAGACGTACTTATGGTCGAGCAGCCAGCCGATGAAGTCCTTCTCCTTGATGCCCAGCTCTTTGGCGGTTTCGCGGAAGTTGGTCAGCAGGTTCCGGGCCACCAGCTCGTCAAAATACTCGGCCTTCGGCTGCATGATCTGGTTCTGCGCCGTCAGCTCCTTGATGCGGGCATCGCGGTCGGTCAGGGTCTTCTGGGCGACCAGCAGCGCCTTTGCCATAAGCTCCTGCGGAGAAAGCTCCTCCTGCCCGGCGATGTAGCCGCCGTTCTTGCGGATGCTGGGCAGCACCACGGCCGTGACCCACTTGCGGAAGGGTTTGGCCTCCGGCTTATCGCTGCGCAGGATGACGTTATACAGGCCGGACTCGCTGATAATGCTCATCATCTGCGAACCGCCAAGGGTGTAAATCTGACTGACCCCCTTTTCATCGTCATCCAAGCGGTCAGAAACCATGCGGCTGTTGCTGAGGCCCAGCACATCGCACACATCCTTCAGGACGAACCACGGTTCGTCGTTGATGCTCATGGTGCGCACCAGCTTGTTTTCCTCGTACTTGAAAATCGTAACTTTGTTCATAATCTATCTCCGTTCCGTTTTCTGAGATGGGAAATTCGGACAAAGAAAAAGAGCGGTGGTTTCCCATCGCTCTAAAATGTTGATGATATTTTTAATGGTCAGTAAATATGTGTACCTGCAGCGGCCCCCATTTTCTGGTATCCTGTGCGGGCGGCGGGGGCGGAGAATCCGGCTTTCTGATAATCTTACCAGAGGCTTTCTTCTCGATTGCTTCGGCCCTTTTCATTGTAGGATTTTCCTGCAAGTATTCCAGACCTCTAAGGGTGAGTCGTACACTGGAAACAGACGTGACTGTTTTGCGACCAACGCTCTCCCTCGCACACACCACTTCGATGTAATTTTCTCCGGCGAGCATCGCCAACAATGAAAGCCACCTCCGTTCGGAGATGGCCATTGTTTTTGCAGATATGCAATTCATATCAGGTTCATCGTAATCCAGCGCCTTTTCCAGATACCGCAGGATGCGGTAGATGACTCTGAAGTTGTCCATGCTCACTCCACCTGCTTTCCAGCAGCCCATGCCGCGCGGGCTTGGTTCAGGCTCATGCGGTTCTCGCAGTCCTCCTCATCAGGAAACTCCTCCTGATAGCGGTCATGGAACCACTTGCAGACATCGCAGACATCGCCGTCATCGACAAGTTCGGTCTGCCCGCATACCGGGCATTTAACTGCCTTGCTCATCGTCTTCCTCCTTCAGGTCCTTTTCCCTATTGAACTCGTAATACTTCATGGCGACTTCGGGCTGCGCCTCGCCAGTCTTTCGGTTGCACTTGGCTTTCATGTAGGTTTTAAGCGGCCCACCGGGAACACCGGTTGCGTACTCTGTCGTTTTGGTGTTGAACCGAACAACTACGCCATCAGGCCGAGCATAACCAATAACATCACCGCCACAAGGCTGCTTCAGAAAGTCGATGCCCTTCTGCTGGTATTCCTCTTTCGTCGCAAAGCCCATCTCAGCCAACCCGTGGCGGGTGGCATGATCTTCAAGCCTTGCAGGAGAAGCAAACCCAGTGCAGGGGACGTTTTCGCCTTCGGGAGATACCGCAGGCCCGCTTTCGGTGGAGCCAGAGCTGCTACCCTCGCCCTCTGCGAACTGCCCGTTTTCATCCCGTGGGTGGTCGGCTTCGTTGAAGTCCATCCTATCTTTCATCTTAGCATTTTGTGCATCCGATGTCAAACCGGGATTTGACGATAAAACGTCGAGCAACGCGGTGATGCTCTGGGCAAACGGTGGGAACAGACGTTCCGGATTCTGAGTGGACAGCTCGGCCACCTTTTCGGCGGTGATGAACCCCGGAGAGGTCATCTCGCCATCAGCGCACCGGATGCTGCCGTCAAAATCCGTGCAGAGGAACACATGGGACGGGCAGTACGGCGGTTTCAGGTCGCTCAGGAAGGCTACCGGCATGAGGTCTTTCGGCGTGATGCCGAACTCCTCCTGCGTTTCGCGGATGGCTGCATCTTCCGGGGACTCCCCCGCCTCGATATGACCACCCGGTCCACCAACAGAGCCGCCCTTCAGGCGAGTGCCACAGAGAAACCGGCCATCCTGCACAACGAGGACGCCGACACCACGGTCAGTGTCGGCGGCATCGGCATTGGTGGTCGGCGGAGTGGCCGTAGGTGCTACGGTAGCGCTCTGTTCCTCGCCGCCCGGAGCCTGCCCCTGCTCAATATTCTTCTGGGCGGCTTCCACGTCGCTCATGGCATTCGGCTCGGTGCCCAGCAGGGACTTGAGCAGGTCGTTCTCATCGTCATCGGAGATGATGTCTTCGACATCGAACTCCTCATCAGATGCAAGGCGGCTGCGTACCTCGGAGGGGTCGAGCGCCTGCATATCGACGTATGCCTGCGCAGTCTGGGCTTTGACCAGTGCGGTCTGGGCCTTAGTCTGGTCAACCGTGGCCTGTTCCGTATCACTCAGGCTCCACAGCGGGTTGAACTCCAGCTTATAGTCGGGTTCCTCCGTCACGTCACCAGAGGCGATGCCCGCCCGGAACACAACGTCCAGCAGTGTGCGGAGGTTACGCTTCAGCATCAAGCGCTGAATCTTCTCCACAAAGTTGTAATAGCTCTCGAAGTCACTGTCGCCGGTGGCGTTCATGCCGGCCGGTGAACGGCCAAACAGAATCGTCTGGGGGATGTTCGTCAGCGCGGACAGCATATTGCAGGTCGCGTCGATGACATCCTTGACACCGGAAAACTGGAACGTCTTGAAGTCGTACTGCTCTCCCTCGGAGTCAATGGCGATGCTGTTCAGCAGACCACGGGAAGTGTCTACAAGCTGTAGGCGCTTCAGCACTTGGTTCTCGCCGTCATCCGTGGTCAGCAGAGAAGCAAGACCCTTCATGCTGTAGATAGCCTGCACGCTCCGCTCCAGCAGCTTCACGCTGTCGGTGTGGGCTGTTACGGTTTCCCGCAGCGCCCGGCGAATGCGGACGTATTCAGGCATACCCCAAAACAGGTAGGTTGCATTGGAGGTCTGCTCCGGCAGAACGCCGTTGCGGAACACCAGACATCGGCTCTCATGGACCTTGAAGGAACCGTAGATGCTGGAAACATAGTAATATTCCGGCTGTCCGAACTTGGACACCCGGTTCCCAACGCCCTTCCCGCCGTAATCCTGCTGGTACAGGCTGGCGTAGTCGGGCTGCACGATGGAGCGCTCATAGACGCGCAGCTCATCAATGCTGCGGATATGTTCCCAGTCAACAGGCTCTTCCAGCCCGCGCCCATCGTCGATCAGCATGACGATAAGAGCGCCGCCGTAGAGTCGCGCCCACTTGATGGCGGTGGCGGCCTTCTCCTCCCATTCGAGATCATCCAGAGCATCTTCCACAAAGGCATTCACCTCATCGCTTTTCAGGTTCAGGTCGAAGCCATGTTTCAGCGCTTCCTCGGCAGGCGTATCAATGATTTTGGAGAACAGACCGTTTCCCTCATACAGCCCAGTGAGCTGCATATCAGGAATGACCGGCTCCCGCTCAAACTTGTACGCCTCGGAGTTATCCTGCTTGGTTCCGTACTTGTTCAGGAGGTTCACATAGCCATCCTCACGATGCGGACGCACAGCGCCGTTCTTTCGCCGCAGGATTTCGCGTCCCCGCTCATTTAAGCGCCGACGTTCGGCCTCATCTTCAGGTATGTGCATTGCGCTCCCTCCTTCCTGTTAAAACTCAATGCGTCCATCGGCCTCATTCCAGATACCGCTGGACACGACAACATCTGTCAGGGTGTTAAAGGTGACGTAGTACGGATTGCCGGTAACATCGGCGCTGAGAATCAGCTCCAGCAGCTTCACGCGGGCCAGCAGATCATTGATGTTGGACTCATGACCGTTGAGCAGTTCCTTCAGCATCGTCCAGAACAGCAAAAGGTTCCCGCTTCCCAGATACTTTTCGGCAGGCGAGATCATGCTGCTGTAGATGCTCTTGATGATGCTATCATCAGCCTTTTCCACTGTTTTCTGCTGAACATAGCCTGTGAGATCGACCTCGGCAGAGCCAACGATCTCAAAGATGCCGTGGATGAGCTTGTACGCTCTGTACTGCTTCCCAGCTTCACTGTTGTTCTTACGAAGGAAATAAATGGTGTCAGCGTTGGCCTCACTGGGCGCAGGGAGAGCATCGACAGGGACGGCTTTCAGATGCCCGGCCCCGTTGACCTTTTCCTGAACTTCATCCGCCGTAGCATAGCCGGAGTCGTTCTCCAGCGCAGAGGTCTTGGTCGGAACCTCAATGTTCACGACTTTGTTGTCAGGAGGGATAGCCTGCCCATTCCTCTGGATGCTAACGATGACGTTTTCTTCCGCATTGGCAGGAGCATGAGCCGACTGTACATGATCTTCGCAGGTCTTCAGTGAATCGTTGATGTCCTTGATGATGTCTTCCATCGCAGAAGACAACGCTGCAATCTGTTCTGCCGTGTAACCCTTTGCCTTCAGAGAAGCAAGCCTAAGCGCTTCAAGCGTGTTGAGTTTGTCGCTCATGTTCGCTTTCCTTTCCAAAAACAACAGCGGCAGGAGTCCATTCCCCTGCCGCTGCATTCTTACTTATGGGTTATCAGGCGGTTGCGCCAAAGACCTCGGTCAGCATCTCAGTGACCTCAGCGTCGGTGGCGATGGTAACGACCGCGGTCTCCACGCCATTGATCTTAATATTGCCTTCGGTGGTGCTGGCCTCGACCTTGGTAGCGCCCTCAGCAATACCTTCAACCTTGGTGGAGGTGGCGTCCCACTTTTCCTTATCGCCGGTAGCGATCTTGTCCAGCTCGGCCGCATTGGCGTGAGAGTGCTTCTTGCTGACGGCATCCTTGATGTTGGCGTTGGTCTGGTCGTAGGTGTCCAGCAGTGCCTTGTTAGCGTGCTCATGGGCCTTGTTCAGGGCGGTCTGCACCTCGGTCTCCAGCTTTGCCTTAGTGATTGCGCCGTCGGTGATAGATGCGGTGACCTTATGAGTCTGCTCATCAATGGCGATGACAACCATATCACCCGCAGCAGAGCCGGAGGTAACGTACTCGATCAGGCCGCCGACATCAATGTACAGGGTGTCGTTGGTGGCATTTGCCAGAACCAGCTTGATATAAGTGCCTTTGGGCTGGCCGGTGGGGTTGGTCACAACAGAGCCAGACTTAACCACCATATCCTTCGGAATGTTGATAGCCGCGCCAACGGCAACGCCATCCTTCATGAGCTGGTAGACAGCAGCATAGTCGCCGGACTTCTCAGACTTCTCCACAGTGTAGCCGGGAACCTTGATGTCCACAGCCTTATCCTCGATGTTCTGCACCACGCCGTTGACCTTAATGGTCTCCAGCACGTTGGCCTGTGCGCCAGCATCTTCCAGAGCCTTAACACGAGTAGCAACAGCGTCGCTCTCGGCCTTAGCTTTCTGTGCGAGCTGCTTCAGGTGCTTCAGGCGGGCCAGCTTTTCCTCATTGTATGCCATATCGTTATTCCTCCATATCTTTATCAGACGTTATCGGTGGAAAATACTTCACTCAGCATTTCGCTCACCTCAGAATCGGTTGCGATGTCAACCGCCGCAGCGCCCAGCGGGGCGAGATCACCGGCGGCGTTCTGGATGGTGTACGAGGTGGCAACCCCGTCCACGACCACGGAGAGGACCTGACCGATGTAGGCGGTCGGGTTCGTCTTCGCATAGTTCTGCGCGTCAGCCATAGACGGCCACACGCAGGTAGGGTCAAGAGAAAAAGCGTCCTGACGCTTCATGCTCAGGGGGAACTCCATGTTGGAGTAGGTCTTTGCGGTATTGTTCACAGCCATGTTCAGTTCCTCCCCTCTTAGCCCAGCGTTACCTTGAGGACTGCGGCGTTGCCATAAGCAACGGCAGGCTCAAAGACCCAGACGTTATAGTCCTTCGCGGTATAGCCATTTGCGCCCTCAACAGGGACGGTGGACTTCACAAAGGTGCTGGTGACATCTGCGTTCATGGCGGTTTCATTGATGACCTTGGTGACGCCCTTTGCGGTAGCAATGCAGGCGATGGCGACGCGCTGCGTACCGGCAGGAACATTCAGGGTCAGCGTACCAGCGGCGTATGCCTTGCCGGTTTTGCCCAGTGCGCGGATGGCCGCGCTGTCCAGAGCAGGCTTGCCGGTAGACGTGCCATAGAACGTATTACGGAACGGGGTGTAGGCCCCGGTGTCCTTGGTCTTGGTGCCTGCCGCAATGGCAACCGCCGGGCTGGACGCAGCGCCGAGATTATCCTTTGCGGTCACACCTGCGCCGTGGGTGGCAGTGACGCGGTACTTCAGGCTGGACACGGCATTATCGCCGCCTGCATCGCCGATGATGAAGCCCGCGCCGCCGTTGTTATCAGAGCCAGCGGTCAGGGATGCTGCATCAGCAGTAGCCACCTGCGTGGTGGCCGCATTGGTGATACGCTCGACCTTCCAGTTGGTGGCGGTAACGCCGGTGGCCGGGCCGTACTGATAGGAACCTGCATTCAGGGATGCAGCGGAGTAGGCCGCCGCGGCCACCTTGGTGCCAGCCTCAACCGCGCCAGCGCCGGTCAGCGTAAACGTACCGATAGACGGCTGGGCGGTGATGGTGGGCTGGAGGCGCTTACTGAAGATTTCGGTCAGCGCATCCATAACGCTCTTGCCCTTGGTGGAGAAGGTCGCCGTGCCGTTCTGGCTCTTGGTCAGGTTGCCCACCTGTGTATAGCCACCGGCCAGCGTGATGTCCTCCCGCAGGATGACCTTATCGGCATCGACATTGCCGGTCATCGCCACCCACGCCTTGCCGTCGTAGAAGTAGGCAGACTTCTCGTAGGTAGAGTTGCCAACGGTGGTCGTGACCACGAAGACATCGCCCTTCTTGACGGCCACGTCGGTGTGCGCCTTGAAATACGCGGCGATAACCGAATCATCGGATGCAGACAGGTCTTCCTTCGTGCCTGCATACACCGTGCCGCCAATGCCGCCAGAAACGGCATTCAGCTGTTCGATGGTCGCGTAGTTGCTCAGGTCAACGGTGGTATCATCCAGACGGACGACTTCCTCACCGACCTTAGCGTAAATGTCGTAGTACCCGGTGGCAGCATTCATCACCAGATACAGCACATTATCCTGCGCCTCATCGTTGGAAGGAACCTTCTCAACTTTCTCGAAGCGTGCATGAGCAGACTTTGCAATGGCGGTGGCGATGGCACTGTTGATTGCCTCGGTCGTCATACTGTCTGCTGCATCCATCTTTCCGTCAATAACGGACTTCAGAGCATCCGAGAGATCAGCTTCCGAAATTTCGCTCTTCTTGGCGAGGGAGCCAAGCTCGGATGCCAGCGTGTACTTCGCCAGCTCCTGCTTCACTCTCTCCGCCTGTGCCTGCAACTGAGCGAGGGTTACAAGCTTACTTACGGATACGGGCATTTGCATACCTCCAAAATTATATTTCACAGCAGTTTCAGCGCTGCTATGACGAATTAAGCCCCTCTTTCAAGGGCGAGAGGACATCAGCCAAATACTTTGTCGAGCATATCGGCTACGTCCTTATCGGTGGCAATATCGTCCTCGCTGACGTTCTTGTCATTGGAGTCCGAGCCACCGGGGTCTGGTTTGGGAGCTTCCGGTTTGCCAAACACAGTGTCCAGCATATCTTCGACTTCTTCGTCCTTTGCGACTTTCCCGTCGGCGACCTGACCTTGTGCCAAATATCGCAGCAGATCACAATCGCCGCCATCGCCGCACTTCTGAACGGTGATAGCCTGCATGATGTCCCACTTCTGCGTAGTTTTCTTCCGACCGTCCAGCCCGAAACCGACCACGGAAACGTAGAGCTTGCCGGGCTTCAGCACATCCTTCGGGATGTAGAACGCCTCATCGGCAAACTGCACCGGGACAGGTTTTGGGCAAGCGCTACTCGTGAAGACGACGATCTTGTCCAGTTCATCCCACGAGCTGTCAAATTTGAACGCGGCCTGCACAATGTCTACGCTGCCTGCGACAAGCTGGCCTTTCAGGTCATGGGTGATTTTCTGGTCATTGACCGAGAAAATAATTAGCATTGCATTCACCTCTTTTCTTACGTTATCAGCGAACGAATATCAAACGTATTGTCGTTGTAATAAGCGTTCGCCTGCGAATAGCAGTCAACTTGGTCGTCGTGGGCACCGCTTGGGAATGCCGCCATTTCTTCCACAAAGTCCATCACCCATGGGCAGGCAGATGCCGCTGGGATGTAGACGTTCCCAGCTTCAGCCACAGCGGTGGTCGCATGGGCGCGGACCACCTTGCCGCCAAACGGCTCCACCGGGATGATTCCGGGGATTTCTTTCTTCAGAACGTCGATGACCGCCGTGCCGTTGGCCTTGTCCTCGACCAGCTTTCTTGTGGTCTGGGGCCACTTGGAGGAAAGCCCGCGCATGGCATCCAGCGTTTCCGTGAAGCTCATGCGGCCACGCACCTGATCGAGCAGATAGCGGTCTGCGCCTTTCCTTGCCCAGACCTGCCCGACAACGAAGTCCGAGCCGTCCTTGTCCTTGAAGGTGCAGTCCCACGACTGGATGAAGTCATGCAGGCCGGACGGCATTGTCGCCCAGCGCTTCCACCATTCCCGCTTGAACATACCGCCGGAGCTTGGTGTGGGGGTCTGCATATACAGAGAAGACCATGCGTATGTACCGACGGTCTCTTTCTGTTGTGCAGCCCATGCTTCGTCGTAGCCGCCCGCAGGCCACAGCGCCTCGCCTAGCTCACGGCCCAGAGGGTCGGTAGCAGGGTCTTCGCAAACGGCCGGGAGCGAGATAATGTCCCAGTCCTCAACCTTGCCGTACTCCGGGTTCAGGAGCCGGGCGGCAAGGTCATCTTCGTGCCAGCGGGTAAGGATGATGATAACAGCGCCGCCTGCGTGCAGTCGGGTACTCACCGTGGACTGGTACTCGTCCCACAGCTTGTCGCGGTAGGTGGCGGACTCTGCTTCAGCGCGGTTCTTGATGGGGTCATCGACGATAAGCAAGTCAGCGCCGTAGCCGGTGATGGAGCCGCCGATACCGACGGAAATCATGCCGCCCATGCCGTTGTCGAGGTTCCAGTTCGTTTTGGTGGCCTGCACTTGGGAGATGGTATGCCCAAACAGTGCAGGACCGAACTCCTCGACCTTATCGCGGTTCCGCTTGCCAAATTGCTGAGCAAGGTCTCCGCTGTAGCTGATCTCGATGACCCGCTTTTCAGGGTTCTTGCCCAGATAGAACGAGGGGAAGGTTTCGGTCACGGTCATGGACTTGCCGTGGCGCGGCGGCATGAATATCATCAGCCGCTTGGTCTTTCCCTCCATGATGCTTTCCAGCTTCTCACACACGAGGTCAAGGTGTCTGGCTCTTTTCCACCTGCCCATGTGGACGTACTGGACATAATCGGCGTAGTGCCGTTTCGCCAGCGCAATCCGGGCATTGGAGCCGAGGTACTTGCGCTTGGCAGGCGAAACATTATTCTGCGTCGCCATCAAGGCCCTCGTCCATTTGAGCCAGACGGCGGAGTTCATCATCCGTCAGGTTGTCGAACGGGGATGTCTGAACAGCTCCGTCAAGCGTAACCTTCTGGGTCTGGGAGAACTCATCCCGGCATCGGTTGTTGAGCCAGTACATCTGCGCCATCGTATCGGGGACGGCTTTCTTGGTGAGCGTTCGGACCCGCACCGGCTTCTGTTCGCCCGTCCGGGGGTCTACGTCGATGACGCTTTCCTTTTCCTGATACTCGAAGCCTACGGCACGTTCATACAGCGACCGCTTCACCTTTGCATCGGCGACTTCCTTCCCGTGCTGGCAGGCTTCATTGAACGACGGGTACGTCTGCCGCCAGCGGATGATGGTCCTACGCGAAACATGGAAGGCATCAGCAATGTCCTGATCTGTTGCGCCCTTGATAGCAAGCGACCATGCCCAGTCATCGTGGTACGCCGGATTGTACTTTAGAGGCGTAGGCATTTGCTATCACCTACTTCCCTGCCAGATAATCCGCAGCCCAGTATTCGAGCGCCTGCCACTTGTTCTTGGGGCCGATCTCGCCCTCCTTGACCATCTTGTCAAGAGCCTGTGCGATGGTGTCGGCGGCTTCCTTCGGGATAGCCGGGGAACCAAACAGGTTCGGGAGCTGCACCCACTCCTGACTCTCGTCGAAGTGCAGGTCATCGAACAGGGATTCGGTGGCCTTAATCATGGCATGGATGGCAGCGCCGGTGTTCTTGACATTGGCGAACTGCTGATACTTCGTGATAGTTTCGATGAACTCCTCGTGCTGGTCAATATCTGCAACGCCCAGCATATCGGGGCTGAGAGAACCCAGAACCTTCACAAGCTGGTCCAAATCGCGGAGCTGGTGCGGCAGGAAGGTGAACGTGACGTTCTTCCAGTCGAACTCAACCTTCGGGGACAGCAGCTTCTCAAGCTCGGCCATAGGCTCGCCGATGATGTCTTTTCCGATATAGCTTTCCAGCATATCGTCCACATCGTCGATCATCTTGGCAATTTCCTTCAGGGTGGACTGGTCATCGAAGCCGCTGATGGCATTGTGGGCCAACTGCTTTGCGGCAACCTGAGAGCGCCGCAGGCCGGTGGTGTCCAGAATGACAAAAAGCTCCGTCAGCACACCGCTGTCCTTTGCAGAACGGATGCGGTGGTGGCCGGAGATAATCTCAATCTTACCGTCGATGAGTGCGCAGAACGGGAGGCTTTCAAGCTGGCCCCGCTTCTTGATGTTGTCGGTGAGCTGCTTCTGCATCTCGGTCTTCATAATGCGGGCGTTGATGTCCTGCTCCCTGAAATCCGTCAGCTTTACTTTGGCGATGACCAGCCCCGAACCCATGTCGGCGACCGTTTCATACTTCACGGCTGCGCTGCTGACTTGGTTTTCTCGCGCTGCTTCTGCCATCGTTCTTCCCTCCCTAACCATTCATTCAATGCCTGTTTGGCGTTTCTATCGTACAAGGGCGACTCGTATGTGAGCCGGTAGCCCATCTTCTTATCCGGGACTTTCTTGGTCAGCTCCATCAGCCCCCGCATTTCCTTAGCCTCCGGGTATTTGGTCATCTGTACGGTCTTCAGGCTTTTGGCCTTCTCTTTCTCCAAATCCGTGCAGATGTTCATAATCAGCGGCCTGTTCTGTGCAAGCATGGTCAGAAGCCGCCCCAGCCGGTAGGTCTTATGGGGAACGGTCATGCCGTACATGAGGAACACAGCATCGGAAACCTGCGTACCGAAGGCACCCATCGTGAGTGCCGACTTATCCAGCCCGAACACGCCTGCCAGTTTTCCGTCGATGAGGACAGCCATGTTGATGGGGGCAGACGAGCCGACGAAGTTATGAGTCCACAGCTTTCTGTAATACTGGGCGGCGGTGCGCTCGATCTGGGTAATCTGAATCTTGCTCTTGCGGGTGATTTCATAATCACGCGGCAGGATGCTGCAATCCAGCGGCTCCAGCTTGCCCTCGTTCGGGCGGGTAATCATTTTACCCTCGGCAAGCATGGTCGCCTCATCCGGGCGGTTGGTAGTCAGGTACACGTTGATGCCGTCACGCACACCATACCGAGCAAAGACAGGATGCCCGGCAGTGAGGCCCGGGGCGTTCTCCTCGTAGCACATCAGAAGGCACTTGGCATCGTTCATCTTGTCGTACAGATCGTTCAGCCCGGTCTTTGGGTCAAAGATGCCGTACTCAGGTTCTTTCCACGTCATGCGCCCGCCGGTGTCATACCACTTCTCGAATCCAGCAGCATAGGTGGGCGGGTTGGCAACCACAAGACAGTGGGGGTCATCGTAGCACGTTTCAAGGTGCTTCCACATATCCAGCGGGCGATAGCTCATGCCGTGCAGAGACTGCTTTGCCCTGTCGAGCTGCGCCCTGATCTCTGCCAGATGCTCTTCCTTGCGGTATTCCAAATCGCGCATGATGCCGTAGAAGTATTCCTTGCCAGCATTCTTCACCGTCCGCAGATACAACTGCGCATACAGGGCGACCGCCGGGTCCAGAAGCTCCTCATTGGTGAAGCCGTCCGCTCTGATCTCCAGCTCCTCAAGGGACTGGCCCGTGATGGCATATCCCATGATGGAGGTGAACATCGAAACGTCGCTGGCCTCGATCTCGCTGGGCTTGTACCCACACTGCGCCGCGATGTGCGACATGGCGAAAGCGCCGGCGCACGGCTCAACGAACCGGGTGTACCCCTGCTTGCGGGCGTTTTCAATCAGCGGCTTCAGGAACTTCTGCTCCTGAGCAACCAGAGTTCCGAGGAAGAACGCTCCGGGGTTCTGGAACTTTGCCATTCATATCACCGACCTTTCTTTCAAAATTGCCCCTCTGGTTTCGACTGGAGCAGTTGCCTTCCAGAGGGTGGGTTGTTTCCAAAGACGTGAACGTCTGGAAAACCCTTGTTCGTAGGCATAAAAAATGGGAGCCATGCTGTTTCCAACATGACTCCCTATGGTTGGTCCGCCGAGCAGGGATTGAACCGTGCGACCCCCTGATTAAGAGTCAGGTGCTCTACTTTCTGAGCTATCGGCGGGTATTACCACATTTTCATCTGGACTGCATCAGGCTCAACCGCTTTCTGCGGTTCAGGCTGTTTCGCCCACTTGTTTGGTGACGGGTCAGGCAGCTCCTCGATCATCTCTCCTGTTCTCTGGAGCCACCATTCTGCGAACACCAGTCTATGACACCACTCTCCGGGCTTTCGGACATCTTCGTAACAACAAAGCACCACGGGCTTGCCCATGTCCTCATAATGCTGGAGAATCTGAGCAATCCGCGCCGTCCCTACTCTGTCCATGTGCTGGAAGTAGGGCGGCGTGAACCGCTCCCGGTTGTATTCGTTGAACAGATAACCCGGCGGCGCGATTTCCATGATGTTGCCTGCAAGCGTATATCGAAGGGGGAACTTAGGCGCTCCCCGCGTTATCCCAACGACTGTGTAGTTCCCGGTCTTGAGTTCCGGGTTACTGTACCGGCTGGTGTAAATCATGTGCCTCGCTCCTTCCGTACAAGCCCACCAGAATCTTCACGCCCTCAGCTATCTTCTCATCGAGATCATAGCCGAGCTGCTTGTAGAATCTTCCGTGGACCATGCACTCATACGCTCTTGTCATCGTGGAGGACTGCTCCTTCGTGATGCCGAGCCTGAAGTCCTTTGCAATCCGCAAAGCCCCTTTGTAGTCGCCGTCTGCAACCAGACGTCTGACCTTATCGGATTTTCGTTCCATCTGTCGTACCTCCTGACCGATTCGGTAATATTTTGGGGTCATCTTCATTCTAACCCTTTACCCACCGGAGTCAATCGGTTTGGCTTCTGTTGCGAAAATTTTGGCTTTACAGCTTGATGCGAGGCGGGATATGCCGCTCACGGTTTTTTCGGAGTGACACATCGGTTCACGCTTCGTATCTTACCACATCGGTAATTGCACGTCAATGGCAACTTTTTTGCAATTTTGCTAAAAAATCATTCGAGCCATCCGAAAATCAGGGCGCTCAGTTTGGAAATGCCTGCTTTCTGGTCGCGGAACACCGTCGAGAGGTCAACCTGTTCCTCATCAGCAATCTGCTGCTGATTCTTCGGTTCGTCTGCGATGTAGAGGCTGTAAATCGTCCGATACCGGCGCATTTCCTCCGAGCGCTTGGCGTGTTCGCAGATGAACTTGTAGCATTCCAGCATACGGTCAATGTGCTGGACGATGATGCGGGTATGGGCAGCGCTCTCCTGAATGCTCCTCACCACCGGGACCCTCACCCTGCCATCTGTCTGGCTCATCAGCTCCTCCATCAACTCCTCGAAGTCATCGTCCTCGGTGAGCTGGCTCGCTTCATACACGGCACTCTTGCTATGCTCCACAAAGCAGTGGTAGTTCTGAAGCAGCAGCTTGGTGTTATGCAGGCGCTTGTCCTTGACGGCCTTTCGGTTCCGTTCTGCTTCATGCTGGAACTTTTCAATGGCAGTTTCCGATGCCACCCGTACGATCTCCTGCATCATTTCCGGGGGAATGATGACGTTCATGTCTTCCTGTGCCATATCAAAACCTCCCATAACGGGCTATGCCGCCCCTCCCCCTCCGGGGAGAAGCGGCTTGCCCTTACTCTTACGCTTCTGCTATTCCGGTGAGCTTATTCCTGACAGTACGCTTTCCACAGCTGCTCATCCATGTCGGTATTCTCCCACGGGGGAACGATTCCTGTTACACAGCCGAAATGACCGTAGGCGGATGTCTGCTCGTAGATGGGACGGCGCAGGTCAAAATGCTCGATGATCTGGCGGGGGGTCAGACCAAAGCACTGTCGTACAGCCTTGACCAGCTTTTCCTCATCTGCTCCTCCGAACGTGTCGATGCGGACGGACACGGGCTCGGCCACACCGATGGCATAGGCGAGCTGTACCTGACACTTGTTGCAGATTCCGGCATCCACAATATTCTTTGCGATGTACCGTGCCATGTACGCTGCACTGCGGTCAACCTTTGTGGGGTCTTTACCGGAGAATGCACCTCCGCCGTGGGGAGCGTACCCGCCGTAGGTGTCCACAATGATTTTGCGCCCGGTGAGACCGGTGTCCGCAGCAGGCCCACCCTTGACAAAACGCCCGGTCGGATTGATGAACAGGTTGTAGGTATCAATGTCAAGGTCACCACCATAGACACCGGCAAAGTGCTTGGCATACTTCAGGATCGGGGTGATGACGTGCTCCGTCAGAGACTCCAGAAGCTGTTCTTCTGTTGCATTTTCGTAGTGCTGGGTGGAAATGACGATGGTGTCAATGCGTGAGGGCTTCCCATCCTCCCCATATTCCACCGTTACCTGCGTTTTGCCATCGGGGAGGATAAAGGGGATGGTCCCGTCTTTGCGCCTCTGGGTGAGCCTGTAGGCCATCTGGTGCGCAAGCATGATGGGCAGCGGCATGAGCTGTTCGGTCTCACTGCACGCATAGCCGAACATCATGCCCTGATCTCCTGCCCCTCCTACATCGTCATCTGTACCCATCGCAATATCGGGGGACTGCTTATGGACTGCCACTTCGATCTTACAGGTGTTCCCATCAAAGCCGGACGAGCCTCCGGTGTAGCCGATGTCACGCAGGACCCGCCGGGCAATGCCCTCAATATCCACATCGGCCTTGCTCGTGATCTCGCCTGCAATGAACACCGTGTCGGTGGTGCAGCAGGTCTCACAGGCCACCCGGCCGTTCGGGTCAACAGCCAGCACTGCATCCAGCACCGCATCAGAGATACGGTCGCACACCTTGTCTGGATGACCCTCGGTCACAGACTCAGACGTAAACAGCTTTCTCATGCCTTTTCCTCCTCAGCATTCTTCTTGTCTTCCTGCTCGTGGTGACATACAGCAGCAGCCTGCAAGAGTCTCATCAACTCATCCAGACGGACGCTCACCATAACGGGCTTCTCCCCGTGGACAGAGAACGAGACCGTTCCCCGCGTATAGCTGGCAAGCATATTGCATTCTGCCGTACCCATGCTTTCGATGCCAGCCGGTTTGCCATTGACCGCCGCAAAGGTGGTCACAGCTGCGTTCACCGTCATCTGCACTCCGTCAGGGATGCCGGACACCTGTGCAGGGACCTTTACGACATGGCCCATAAGGGGATTCTTATTTTCTTCCATGTGTTCTCCTTTCTCAGAACGGGATGTCATCATCATCGGGCAACGGGCGGAAATCATCGTTCGTGGGTTCCGGCGCTGCCTGCGGGGTGGAGCCGCTATCTTTCTTGGACTCGCCGAAGAAGACCTGATCGCAGCGAACCTCCGTCCGCTTACGCTTCACCCCGTTTTTCTCGTAGGTGCGTGTGGTAAGGACACCGCTTGCCTCGATACGCTTTCCCTGCTTGAAATAGCGGGCGACGAACTCTGCTTTCTTTTCCCACGCCACGCAGTCGATAAAGTCCGTCTGGTCTTTTACGCCGGGCCGGTCAACGGCGACCGTGAACTCCACCACGGGCTTTCCGTTGGGAGTGGTGCGCAGTTCGGGGTCGCGTGTCAAGCGGCCGCTGATGGCAATAATGTTCATAGGGTAGCTCCTTTCATCATCGTAGTAATCGAGTTCCAGATAGTTCTTCCCGAATGCCGCCCGGAAGTCTGCGACGCTGGCTTTGTGGGCCATCATGTACTTGATCTGCCAGAACTGCTTCAGGGCATCGGAGGTTTCCCTGCACTGGTGCGCCGCACGCCGACCGTTCCGATGGCAGCTCTCGCCGCACAAGCCCACCTTCAGGCCATACTTTTCGGACTTATCCCGAAACGGCCCCGGGTAGACGTGGTGCTCCTCCAGCCAACCGGTCTTTCCGCACAGAAAACAGGTCCCGTACCTCATTCGGCATCACCCTTCCGGGCGTTGGGGTTCTCCACCTCCAGCAGGATGCCACCGCATTCCAGACATTCTACCACGATCTTTTCCGGCTCCTCATGGTCGCCGACCTGAACCGCGCCGAAGCCGTTGCAGGCGATTTCCTCTGCCAGATGAGGCTCCAGAATGCTGTCATCCACATGACGGGGGTCTTCTGCGAGGTAGGCAGAGCCGAGGGCGATGATGCCGTCTGCGGTCTCCGCATAGCAGTGGCCTGCACTCCGGCTCACCGTCATCCGCTCTCCCACAAGGACTTTGAGGATGCCCCACTGGTCCTTGATGCCGCACTTATCGGGGTTGCGCAGGATGTAGCCCTTGTCATCGCTGATGACCGTGTAGTCAACATCCACGATGCCTTCCGGGAGCTGGGGCGGTTCCTGCTCCACAGGGGGCGCAGCATTCTGGCGGCTCTGGGCCGTGTCGAAAAGCGAGGTCTGCCCATCGTCGATGTCCTTCATCACATACTCCATCAGCTCCTCATCCCATACCAGCTTGCGGTTGCCGGAGAGGTTGCCGGTAGTTTTGTCCTTGACCTTGATTTCGGTGCTGATCTCGTGGCTGAAGCTGGGCTTCATCACCTGCACGGTGTCCCCCTCCCGCGTTGTATCGAAGTTCCGTTCCGGAGCCGGGGTCAGTGCCACGCTGATTTTGCAGTTGATGGAGGCGCTGTCGCTCTGGAGCCTGTCCATCTTCTGAAGCAAGCGCTGGAGGGCGCTGTCGAAGTCCATCTTGAAGGCGTTGAAGGTGTCCGCGCTCAGGGACAGCACATACGTTTTGTCGCTCATAGTCTTTCTCCTTTACTGTTCATACGGTATATCTGAGATTTCAACGATAACACGCGGGGTGTCGGAGTAGAACTTCCGAACCAGTGCGTCTACGATCTGGGCATCATCGCGGTAGGCAATGCCGTTCAGGGCATCGCAGATGATTTTGCCCACATTATCCCAATCGGGCTTTCGTGTCGGGCGTATCAGGCGGTCGATCATGGCAAGGTGTTTTTTCTTGCTGGCCGACTTCGGGATAGAGAGGAACGCAAAAATCCGAACGCTCAACATCGCGTCATCAGCAAACCGAACCCCGGACTGGATTCTGTACTCTGTCTTTACAAGGTTTTCGTACAGAACGGTGTTCTCCGGGGTTCTTGCTGTCACATGACCGCATACGGTCGAGAATTTCGGGCGTTCCTTACCTCGCGGCTCCCCGTAGATGCAGAATTGCGTCCTCATTCCCCTGCCGCCTGCTTCGGTTTGTCGTTCGGAGCGTACTCCAGATAGTATTCGTAGCTTTTCTTGCCCGGCCGGAGCTGCTTGCCCTGCCGGACGGTGTAGTCGTTCTTTACGAGGATGGCTGCTACGGTCAGCCGGTCCTCAGCGCTTGCAATGATGATCTTATCCATCGTTGCCCTCCAAAAAGTTCTTCATCTCGTCAAATCTGCGGGCCGCTTCTGCCTTTCTCCACGATCGACCTGTGAACTGCATCGGATAGCACATTTCAAAGATGCGGTCATAGATGCGGGTGTAGCGGATGTCCGCAGATTCTTTCATTTCGGTCATGCTCAGATTCGTGGTGAGGATAATAGGGAGCTTGGCCCTGTACCGGCTGTCCACGATGTCGTAGACCTTTTCCAGCGCAAAGTCCGTGCTGCGTTCAGCACCGAGATCATCAATGATGAGCAGCTTCGCCCTGTTCAGCCGGGCAATCAGGGCGCTGTCATCCTCACTGAAACCCTGCATGGTTTCCAGCAGCTTTACAAACGAGGTCATCACTACCGGGACCCTCTGGCTCAGGAGATGGTTTGCAATGCAGGCCGCTGCGAACGTCTTGCCGGTTCCGACCCCTCCATAGAACAAAAGCCCCTGATTCTTTGCCAGCATCTCGTCGAAATGCTTTGCATACCGCAGGCAGAGCTTCAGGTTGTAGGCATTGTCTTTGGTCTGCTGGAACTTGTCAAAGCTGATGCCCCGCAGGCGCTCATCCATGAGGCTCTGCCTTTTCAGGGACTCCGCCGCCTTCATCTCCCGGTCCTGCATGAGCATCTGTTCTTCCTGCTTCCGCCGTTCTGCCCGGCAGCGGCAGGAAACCGGCATCTTGACCCGGACTTTCTTCTTGGGGTCGAACGGAACGGCTTTCAGGTCGGGCATATTGACCTCTACCTGCCGACGGGTGTGGCAGTTCCCGCAGACAAGGAATCCTTCCTCATCGTAGTAGTCGCCGTTCTCCGGCTGGCCAGCCACCTGCGCCTGCCGAACAACACCCTGCAACAGGCCCGGAATCCCATCGAACTCACCCACTCTGCTCACCCCACTCTCTGAACGGATTGTCTTCATCCGGGGCTGCCTCCCTCATGCTCTGCTGAAGTAGCCTCGGCTTCTTTTCCTTCACACGGTCAACCACCCAGCTCAAAATGGCCCGGTAGTCATCCTTGTACTTCTTGCCCTTCGACCCCTTGTAGAGATCGAGTTCTACGATGCAGGCATCCGTAAAGGCTTTGCCATACATCTCCACGAGCCGGTCGTGGTTTGCCTCACTCATCTTCACGAACTCAGCATAGGACTTTTTATCGACTTTCGGCTTGGCAGGCTCTTTGGCTTCCGGCTCCGCCATACTCATCTGCTCCGGCTCTGCGGGCTTTGGCTGAGGTGTAGGCTTGGCAACGTTCCTCTCCAGTTGCCGAGCTTTCCGCTTACGTTCAGCATCGAGCTTGCGGTTTTTCTGGAGCTTGTACCACTGTTCCTGCCATGTGTCCCAGTCGTGGATGTAAAAGCCATCAGCGGCCATGTCAATCCATCCGGTATCGACAAGAGCCTGTACGACTTTTCCCATATCAAGGGTGCAGCCATCGCCGCAGCCGTACAGATACCGGCTTAGAATGTCGAGATCGGAGTCCCGGACCAGCCCGGTTTCATCGGCATTCTTCATGCCCCAGAACCAGAGGAAGTTCAGGATGCCGAGGGCTTCAAACTTGGAACACCCGATTTTCCGATACAACCTACGGAGCTTCGTACCGTCCACCTCCTGATGTACACTTATCCACGGCATCCCCTCACCATCCTTTTTGAAACCAGCCTGCCGGTGGTTTTATTCTTCGTCCGCTGCGCTGTTTCTGTTTTTGGCTGCATTTGCGGCATCCTCAGCGGCAATCGCCGCCATGCGTTCTTCCTCGATTTTCTTATGCTCCTCGGTAATTTCGACCAGCCGTTCGACCACCTTGTTGTAGGTGGACATCTTCATGCCGGTCGTTGAGGTCAACCCCATTTCCTCGATGATGGACTTGACCACGGCGTTCCCCTGCTCTTTCCCGAAATTGGCCTGCGCCGCCTTAAAGAGCTGCTGACGCTGTTCCTGCGAGATGACCGGGTCATCTTCTTCCTGTGCAGGCTCCTCCGGCTTCGGGTCATCCAGCTCCCTGTATTCCGCCGGGATAGCGCCGGATGCGATCATCTCATCCTCGGAGTACACACCCTCATAGTCCTTCGGGAAGGCATCTCTCACGCACTGGCTGACAGCGACCTTGTTGATCATGGTGGCCGGCTTGGATTTCCAGTTTGCCTGCCCCTTGTTGTACTCAACGAAGGCAACCTCCTTGAACGCCGTGCGCTCCTTGCCGTTCCGCATGAAGGTAACGCGGCACCAGCCACCGACCAGAGCTTCGCCCGGATAGAGGCAGCATCCCTCTTTCTGGATGATCTCGTTCCCGCGCTGTACCGTGATGCCGTCGTTCTTGAACAGGTAGTCCGGGTGGTCAAATGCTCTGCGGAGGTAGGCATCCTTGCCAACGACCATCTGTGCCGGGTCATCCTTGCTGTACTTGATGAGATACACCTCGCCCTGAACCAGCGGGTTGAGCTTCTGCTGGCGGCAGGTATTCATAAAGAACACCAGCTCCTGATTACTCACAAGCTCTGCCCGGCCACGGACGAGATACTTCTTGACGAAATCCAAATCCAGCTCAACGTGCGTGCCCAGAACATCGTAGCTGACGATGAGAGCGTTGCTCTCGGCTTTGCTCATAACAGTAGACATATTCTCTTTACCCCCTGAAACTCATCTTTGCAACCTGACGGTAGGTGATGCCGGGAATCTCGATCTGACCCTTTGATGCGCGGATGAGGCGCATAACTGCGGCCTGATCGACCGGCCGGATTTCGATGCCGGCGACGGCCAGCGGGACCATCTTCGGGTCAATCTGGACGATTTCCCAGTCCTTCGAGGTGCTGACACCGGCCACCTTCGGCGTAGCCGCAGCGGGAACCACTGCATAGCTCGCGGCATCATCCATGATGGCAGCTTCCTCAAAGACAGCTTCTGCGCCCTCGTTGTCACCGGCAGCTTCCAGCACAGATGCCTCCTGAATCTTGCGCTCACGTTCTGCCTCAGCGGCCCGCCGGGCAGCTTCCTCAGCCTCCCGGCGCTTGCGCTCCTGCTCTTCAACATAAGCACTCATCGCCTGCTTGACGATTTTCTCTGCGTTGCGCAGCGGAGCCAGCATGGCCTTTTCCCTGTCGCAGACCGCCTTGTGTGCCTGATAGGCGCTGTCCTTCATCGGCTTGAAGAACGTCGTGACCTGCGATGCCTTCTTCTTCAGCATCTTGCCGAACTCACCAGCCGTGGCGTAGTCAGCATCCGACTGGATGACCAGCGACTCCGCCTTAAACTCGATGTCGGTCACGTCACGGGTGAGCTGCTGCTCATCCACGATCTCGGTCTGCGGTACGGTCGCTACCATAGTTTCTTTTTCCATCTGTCGAACCTCCTAAAAATCACTCGTTCATGTAGTTCTTAATCGTCATCAAGGACGAGAACACCGACCAGCATTTCCCGCTCCGGGAAAACTTTACTTCCTGATAGCCCTTCTTGGACAGGTGAAGAATCAGCCGGTCATCGACCTTGATGCCGTGGCTCTCCCATGCCCTGTCGTAGGCTTCCAACTGGACTGCACAGAGCTTGCTGTTGACCTGCGCAGATGTCTTGTAGTCCACCAACGTCAACCGGCCGTTGATAATACACAGCAGATCGACCGTACCTGCATACCGCAGGATTTTGTGGTAGACCTTCGTTTCGGTTGCCAGAACCTCCGGCTTGCGGCTGTTCCACCAGTCCCGGAATCCCTCAAAATATCCGGCATACATCGGCGGGATGTCCTCAATGCCGAACTTTGCATAGTTCTCCACCGCGTTATGGATGGCCGTGCCACGCTTTGCCGCCCGGTTCAGCACCTCCGGGTCCACCGTGCTGTAGAAGTCGCTGGACAGCGGCTTCATCAGGGTGGTCACGCTGGGTACTTCCAGCCCGTTCAGGTAGTAGAGATGCCGTTCTTCCTCAAATGTCAATTCCGGGAACTGCGGAATTTCGGGCTTCACGCATTCGTTGCTCACGTTGCTTTTCTCCCTTCAGGTTGATTGCCAACCGCATATAGTAGTCGGTCAGCTCGGTTTCGTACAGAAGCGGAAGGTAGCTCTCCGGCTGCTCTGCCAGCTCACATTTGCGCCGGGCATACCAGAGAACGCTGGTGGCGACCACATCCGGGATTTTGAACCCCAGCGAGCTTTCCGCTGCCTCCCGCGCTTCCGTCAGCTTATCGGCGCTCATGCCTTGTCCACGACCCTGCGGCGGATTTCTTCGAGCAACGTATCGGTCGGAACCTCGCTCAAGTCGGGCTTGTCCGCAGAGTCAAGCAAGAGGTCAGAGGGGATTTTCAAAGCGGGGCGGATGCCGACCGAGTTGGAGCAGTAGTTGACGTACCAGCCGCCACTGGAGTCGACGCACAGGGCGAGATCACCGTCCGACTTGCTGGGACCGCTCCAACCGGTCGCCAGCCAGCACCACCGCTCCGCATTGGGGATGACGTCAGCGTACTCGCGAGCTTCATCCAGTGTAAGCGGCGCAGCCTTCACCGACAACTTCCCATAGCAGCCGGAACCGTCCAGCGTGGTCAGGTCAATCTCGCGGGGGATGAGCTTGGCGTTGTCGAGACCCCTCTTGCCCATGTCCTCCAACCACTTGTCCACGGCCTTCTTCAGGTCGCTCTCTGCGTAGTTGTTGGAGCTGCCAAATTCAGAAGCACCAACCGATCCCAGCGCCAGCAGGAACAGGCTGTCCGGCAGGCTACCACGACGCTCAACATCCAGCACCACAAATCTGGTTCCGGCCAGCGTAACGATGTCACCCGGCTCGTGCAATACTGCGTACTTTTTCATGTTTCGTTCCATCCTTTCTTACCGGCGATGCAAACACGCCGATATTCAATCCTCCGATTTTCTTCATGGCTTCGTCGAGTTCTCTTGCGGTTGTGATGCCATATTCTTCTGCCAGCAGCTTCTTCAGCGTTTGGATGTCAGCCATCGTCTGCGCCTCCGTTCAGGAGCTTGGAGCCAATGAGCTTCAGCTCCCGCGCCGCCCGAATCAGTCCGTCGAGGTAGTCGAGGATTTTGGTCAGGTCTGCCCACTCATCCTTGGAGATGATGCCATCTGCCGTGATGTCGATGAGCTTTTCCTTGACCTGCTCGATGTCACCCTGCCGGAGCTGCTTCAGCAGCTTCATGGTCGTACGCTCTACCGAGGCAATTTCAGGGGACGGCATTTCGAGGCTCTTTCCGATAAGGCATTCCGACGAACAATACCACGCCATCAGCTCCGGTGCATTGTAGATGTCTGCCATCAGCACCACCTTATCCACCGGGATGACCTTCGTATTGCCCAGCTCGTAATCCGCAAGGCTCGAAACCGAGATTCCGAGCAGTTCCGCAGCGCCTTCACGGCTACCGAGCTTATCGTTGTGCTTTGCGGCCTCTTTCCTACACCGGAAGCACTGGTTTTCACAGGCTTTTGCGGCATCGCGTCCCATTTTCTTTGCCCCCTTGATGCGTTATACTTTAGACATCAGCAAACCGTCATGCGTATACTTACCCTTTCGGTAAGTTGTCGTCGAAAAAAATAGCGTTGACCTGATTGCTGGTCAGGTCAAGCGCTTTGGCGACAATGCTCATTTCCTCATTGGAGAACTCGACTTCTCCGCGCTCCTTCTTGGAGTAGGTAACAAGCGATTTGCCGATCAATTCGGCCATGTTCTTCTGGGTCTTTCCCTTCTCGACCCGGATGCCCTTGAGCTTGGAGCTATTCAT